CCCCTAGAATTGGGTGTGTCGTCCGGTGTGCCCTCACCTGAACGCCTCCGGGCGTGCCCTGCGAATCCTCCGCGAGCACCTCACCATGCCCCAGACGTTCTCGGGGCAGCGCCCGTACAAGCTAGCGGCAGCGTCGTCACAGATCTTCGCGCACTCACGGTAGGCTTCGTCTGCGATGAGCCGCGCGAACACGTGGGGCTCGGTGAGGTGCACCTCGAACGCCGCCACGCTGGCTTTGGACCACAACTCGGTGATGCGTTCTGGGGTCATACTATAGCCTCCAAGATTTCCGGCTTGAAGCACCGCGCGATGTATGACGCCAGCGGAAACGGTATCTTCGCAATCTGCGCGGAGGCGGCTTTGCGGGATGCGCTCTTGGAAGCCGCGCGCCGCTGTAGGCTGCAATTCTCGCCGGACCCGAACCAGTCCTTCCCGTTTTTCGTTCCTTCCTTGTCGATGTATCCTTGCGCGATCCCGCCTCCCGGAAAGGTTCCGTTCGCCAACCCGGACAACTTCACTCCGTCGCTTTCGCGCTGGCTTGTGAGGTGCCTGGTGTGGTTGTGCCCGTCGCGCTTGTTGGCGTGGCAGATGGTTTTGAAGTGCCTAGCTGCTGGCATTAGGGCGGGTATGTCGCCCCAGAGGTAGAAACTCCCGTAGTGCCAAGCGGCCCGGCCTACCCAGGGCTGCGCGCCTCTGACGTTCTCCACGATCAGTGGGATGTGGTGCCCCGCCGCTTCGCTCGCCTCCCGCTGGATTCGGAAGCACGCATCGAAGAGGGCCGTCAAACCCCAGAGTTTAACTTGGTCGGATCGGATCTCAGACGCCATCTTCTTAGCTCGCACCCAAGGCATGGCCATGTAGCTGTACGCTTGGCAGGGCGGCGATGCCACAATCACCGCGGCATCTCTGAACTGCGAGCCGTGGAGCGTGAGCACGTCCTGGAGGACCAACTGAGCCGGGTACTTCTGGTCGCCGTAGACGTGGCGCTCGATGTCGAAACCGATTGCTCTGTATCCTTCGGAGAGAAACCCTTCAGTCCAACCGCCCAAGCCTGCATAAAGTTCGACCACCAACGGCTTCACTTCTCCCCACCCCCGGCCGCGCGAATGCGGATGACGGCGCCGGGCAGTTCCCCAGGCACAACGTAGCGCTTGGAGACAGTCTGCACAGCCACCTGTGTATCGTCGCTCCAGGCGATCCCGGTAAGTGCATCCTCGGTGCTGCGCGTGCATTTCGTCGCATCGGGTTTTACCGTGTGGAAAATCGGGGCCGAAGCCTTCAGTACGTTCTCGTTCTTCCCGGTTCCGAAGTGACCCTTGGGCCGCGGGAAGTAGAAGTCGATGGTCAGTTCCAGCGGGCCGGCGAGAGGTTTCATCCCGCTCTCTACCGCCGCCCACTTGACGGAGGTCTTCCAGTCCTTCGCTTTCGGGTTGTCGTCGGTGACGCTGGCACGGTTGGTTCCAGGGATCACGAAGGCCCTCTTGGAGCCACCTGGTTGGGGAATTCCGTAAACCGTGATCGTCACGCCTCACCACCCTGGTCCGTAACCGGGTACACATTCGCGCCGCCAGACACCTCCACGCCGCCCAGTTTCCCCTTGCGAAAAGCCTCAAGGTTTTGCAGCACCGCGGCGGCTTGATTCAGCGCGTCTTGCTCGTCGCGGGCCTGGATCGTCAGTTCACAGCGGACGCGAAAAACCTTCTCCCTGGTGGGCTTACTCGGCTTGGGCACGCTTCCTCCATCGCTTGAAATGTTTCTGGTAGTCATCTCCCATGTTTACCCAGACTCCCTCGCAGTTCGCTGCGTTCAGTTCGTGGGCGTTTCCAGTCTCAGCCCAGTACTGGCGGAACGAGTACAGGGATACATTGCAGTAAACTTCATTGAGTAATTCGACCGCACGCTTCTGATTCTTGGCACACACGAGTGTGCGAGCCTGTGTCCCACGTAGGAACGACATCCATCCCCATACCTTCATTTCCGTTTCCTCGCTTTCGGCTCGATGGTCAAGGTGGCGCGACGGATGCGGTCTCCAAAAATACGTCGAAAGCGCGGAAGATTGAGGTTCCTCCTAAAAAAGTAGTCTCCTCTTCCGAACCTTCCGTCCAGGTCCAGGATCATCCACCCCCGCACAACGATGGGCTTGTCAGCGGGCTCTCGGATATGGTTCCACCGTTCAGCCATTTCGTCAGGTTGCGGCATAGATCACCTCCGCGTCTTTAGCCCACTTCGTCCAGTTGCACAGGAACATAGCCCCCTGCCGATTGGTGCTAGTTACATACCGGATGTCGTCGGCGCATACGGTAGTAGACGTAAGACGCCTAATTACCTTTCTCGATTGACCGTTTTTCCACAGCACGTCTCCTCGCCTCGGGTCCACTCTCGGGTCACGCTCCGGCATCACCCTCTCCCTTCCCCGCATCCAGGTCCTTCCGCTCCACCTTCAGTCGCTTGTCAAGGAAGGATGGACTCACAGGCATCATGCAGACTTCCGCTCTTGTGCCAGAGCGGATGCCGCGAGAATACCCGACTCAGACTCTCGCAGGTCCCCACACAGTAGACCGGGATACCAAATGCGAGCGCTGCTCCGACCTCAATCAACGCGCCCTTGAGCACATCTCCCGGCTGGCAATACAACACCAACGCGCTGGACGATTGCACCTCTCGCAGACAGCGTGCTGCCAGTTCAGAATAGTCGTCCGTCTCTCCCTCGCCTGCCTCATCTATCCAGGTTGATTCGATGTGCATGTTGGTCCGCAGCAGCCGCCACATCTCGGCGTGCTTGGTCTTGGATGCAACGTAGATTCCTTGGCTCATCCCTTGTCGTCCCCCTTCCGCTCCACCGGGGCCGCGCTCTCCGGCGTGGAGATGCGGGGCGCGAAGGCGTCGGGATGCATCTGCTGGAGCTTCCAGAGAACCCAATCGATGTCACCCCCGCTGTCGTCAATAGCCTTCGCGCACTCCCTCACCGCCGCATTGGTCGCATCCGCGAGACGGCGCTCAAGATCCTTGATTTGGCGTACGGCCTCAAGGATGTCTCCTGACGCCTTTGTGGCAAACTCCTCACCCTTCCGCTTCGTCTCCGCGTGGGCCAGAACCTCATTGCTGTAATCTACGCCGATTTCGTTCAATTGGCGGTCCAGCGCACCCAGCTTTCGACGTGTCTCCGCGTGGTCCGCGCGTTCGGCGGCGAGTTCTTTGTCTAGTTCCTCAATTCGCGTCCCCAGTGCGGCATGCTTCGCCTCGAACTCTTGCCGGGATTCCCGCGCCTCTTTTTCCAGCAGTGCTCTAGTGATTTCAAGCATTCCTTGCTCCTTTCCGGCGCTCTCGCGCCTTTACGCAGATACACGGATGATAGTGCTCTGGTTCTAAGTGCAAGGAACACTGAATCTTTCCAGTGCCTCGACAAACACGACACGGCTCCCGCTCCACGTCCGGGGTGGTGGGGGGCTCGAACCGATTAACCTCCGGCATGGGACAAGTACTTGGAAATCCTGGAATAAATCCTAACTTGCTCATTCCCCATCTCCAGTCCAACTTGATCGGTAGTCTAGGACTTTCCGCTGTTCGTTGGTTGGCTCGTAACCAGTGCCCTTACAACGTGGGCATTGCCACTTGTCGTTCGTCAAGCGTGGTCCCCCGAGAATCCAGCCGTTGCCACAACACCGGCTACAAACCTCAAGAGGTCTTGGCATTTCCGTCTCCCTCCAGCGGAATGTACGTTGGTGAGATGACGTTGAACCCAGTCCACCCGGCTAGGTCGTAGCCTGACATGTTTCCGTCGGTCTCACTATTCACTATGTCTTTGAAGTGGGCAGCAATGTTCCAGATTTTGTAAGCCGGATATAAGAACCTACGGTATGGCTCCCCGCCTCGCTGTATTTCTACGAGCGCTTCACCCTTTGGGACGCTCAAGTAGAATGCCTTGACGGTAAAACCTCGGTCGGAAGTCTCTAACTCAAAGGCTAGTTTCTCGATTACGATTTGCATTTTCCGCTTCCTTCCGGCTGGCCTGAGAGGGCGGCATTCGCTTTACGGCAAGCAGCCATATCAGGCCACACGCCCGGAATGAACTTGGACATTGGGAGATCGTCTGGCAGGTTCAGGGGCGCATTCAGCATCGCCAAGCGCGCAAATGGGTCCAGCGCCGCCCGCGCCTCGGCCAGATCGCGGGTGAGGCGGTCACGCTCTATCAGCAGAGCATCCGCGTGTTCCTTCCAATGCACAGCGACGATGTGCTCCTCCAGGAGTTCCTCGCGCTTCGCGGTCAACTCCCGGTCGCGCTCTCTAATGGTGGAAAATAGACGAGCTATCACATCTGAGGACAGCCCGCCAACCCAACAGGGCTTTTGATAGACTTCGATCTCCTCCTGCGTGAGCGGTCGGGCGTCAGGCACGGGGGTGCGATCCCGGTAAGTCTGCGACACGAATTACCTCCCATTTCTTAGATATCAAGCGCCATTGGCGGACGGACGCCTGATATTCCACCCCATCCGCCACGTAGGACACATCATTAGGCAGGAGTCTGGGATCGTGAGGCAAGACCTCGGTATAGACCTCACAGTAGCGCACAGCACCGTACCGGAGGATGTCCCCTGGCCTCGGGTCCTTACGCGGATCTCTCTCAGCCATGCTTCCCTCCCTTGCGGGCAGCGTCCCCATGACGGGTAGCGCCTTGAGCATTCGGCCAATTTGGTCGGTGTCGGTCTTTCTCCTCAACTTCTTCGCTATCTGCTCCGAGTGCTCCGGGCAGAATTGCTTACCCCTGTACAGCCGCCATCCGGCCTGATACAGGGCGAGATTGCATTCCTCTCGGGTCTTGCGCGTGACGCCTATCCCGGCAGCGCAGTGCGGCTTGTCGCATCCGAGTTCCATACGGTGGACCGGATCGTCAGATCGAATCATGCTTTCCCTCCCAGTAGGATGAACGCATCTCGTACGTGCCCCATAATGATCTGGTCGTCTTTCGGGATGGACTGTGAGAGGGCGACCCCAAGATGAGAGCAGGCGTCTTCCATCGCCTCCGCCATCTTGCGAATTGGGTGCTTGTCGCACTTTTCGATGTGGTCCAGCATGAGAAGTCTCAGACCTTCCGGGGTCCCGTCGTGCTTTCTCATGTCGCCGCAGTAAACGCAGTGGGCAAAGTGCCGCAGTTCTTCGATATGCTTCTGAGCTTCATTCACCGTGGCAAGCCAACGCGCCTCGAACAACTTCATCGGCGGGTCCGCCTCCTCGAAAGAAGCCTGAAGATCCTCGATTTCCTCTTCCGTGTATGGCTTTACTTCCTTCATCTCCCCGCCCTCCATCTCCGCATGTATTCCCGCTGGGCGGCCCGACATAAAAGGCACCGACAGCCATACCTCCAGGCCGTGCAGGTGCCGTGGTGGAAGTGGCGGAGGGTCATGCGGGGATACCTCGCTTAATCTCCTCTGCTGCCCGCTTCCCAATGTCCGTCAGCACAAACCTCTCTTCTGGGGTAAGGTGTTTCTTCGGCGGGTGGCACGTCCAGCACCGCACAGCGTTCTGCCGCTGGCGTAGGTCATGCCAGACCGCACATCGCAGCAGGCGTAGGCCGGTCAGGAGACGGGCGATCATTTGCCCATCCCTTGGAGTTCGGCCACCATCGCCTCGTAGGCGGAGCGCTTTACTTCGACGTCTTTCTCATAGCCGTGTTTTTTCAAGAACGCGGCATACTCTTCTTCTGGCAGGCCCGCGTGTTTCCCTATGGCCCACATGCGCTTGGCTTGCGGCTCGCTGATGCAGTCGCCGGCCGGTTGCTTCTTCTGGGGCTCCGTCACGCCGCCGGTTTCCCCGCCGTGCTCGTGGCCAGTCATCTCCTCAGCCGGCGTGCCGGCGAAACCGCCCATTGTGGCGATCCATTTGAAGGCATTCGACAGGACCTTTGAACACGCCCTCGTCTGGGCCATTGAGCGAAGCTGCTGGAGCGGTACCGGCTGCATGGTTTTCGCGCCGCGCTTCCCGTCCTCCGTCTTCTCGTATTGCGGCCGCAGCCCCCACCGCTCCTCGTCCGACAAGCACATGGCGTCTGCCCGCCCGATGATCTGCCCTGTGGGGATGTGGTACGCCTCCGCCGTAGCCTCGAAGCCTCGAACCTGTCCGTAGTCCAGGAAATTAGTACAAACAATTCTGGCGGTTACGCGGAAGAGTGCTCCAACTAATTGCCACCCCTCAATCTTCAGGTGTTTGGACTGGCCGATCTGAACGTACAATCCAAGCTTGTGCGCCTGTTTGGCGAGCGCCTTGGAAACCATTTCCGCCTCTGCTATAACGGCGTCGGGGGATCGCATGGACACTTCGGCAATCCCTACCAACTGAACCGATTGATCGTTTTCCATTTAGTTTCCTCTAACCCTTTCCGTCAGAGCACGATGCTCCGTCCATCCCTTTTTAAGCCGCGCGTGGATCGTCGCAAGTTTGATGCCCGTGGCGCGCGACCATTCGGCCATCGTTTTAACTTCTCCGTTCAGCGTTAGGTGCCGATTCCACCTTGAATTGTTGGCCTGTTCTAGCCTTGTCGCCCACCGGCAGTTCCCCGGTTCATAGTTTCCTTCCTTGTCTGGATAGCGGTCCACGGAAAAGCCGGGGCCTGGCCGCGGCCCCATATCGGCCAGGAAGCCCTCCGGTTTAAGCCACCGCTCACAGACCCGGATACCGCGGCCACCATAGAACCGATACTGGCTCCTCTTGGGGTTGTTGCAGCGTTGAATCATCAGCGACCAGATTTTGTATTCTGGCGTTCCGTACTGGCCGTGGCTGTGCGACATTGGCCTACCGCCTCACCGATACAATGGCCTCGTTGTATGTTCTAATTCCCGGTATCGCCATAGCCGATTTCAGGCTCCGAGCCATTGCGTTGACTGCCGTAGTGTTCGCCGTCAGCAGGTTCATGTACTGCCGGTTCTGCGCGACGAACCCGATGAGAGCACCGATGTCCGTGACGTCCGCCTTCCAACTCTCCCGGCTACTGACGCCCGCTACCTTTTGGACCATCGGTGGGGCATAAGTGGGGGCAACCTCCAGCGGACGCTCCGATACCGCAACGTACTCCTCCACCGATGGCTTGGACGCCTCCAACTCAGCCAATTCGCGAGCCCGCTCTTGCCGCGCCCGCTCTTCGGCTTCGGCCCGCAGGCGCCGCTCTTCCTCTTGCCTGATGCGCTCCTGCTCCTGCTGATAGCCGGAGACGCTGCGCTTGATGATGCCCTCGGCCTCTGTCAGCGGTTCCTCCACCTTCTTCCGCGCCGCCGTAGCCGCTCTGTGCGTCTCGAATGCCTTCTTTACGATGGGGCCGAAGGTAGCCTCGATCTCCGCCCTCAGTTCCTTGATGCCCTTGAGCGCATCGGCCGCCCGCTCTAGCGTCTCCTGGCTTGTTACCAGGAAGGCTCGCGCCCTCTCTGGCCAGGTGGAAGCCTGCTGTGCAAGTTGCTTCCCGTCGTCTAACATCTCAATTTCCAAAGTCTGCGTTGCCACTATGCCGCTCTCCCTGTTTTGTTCACAAGCTGCCAGTTCCAGCACGAGAGGGCAGATAGGAATGTCCGAATGTCCCTCTCGAAATCCTTCATCGGATACTCTTCAATCCGATAGGTCCCGTCGTCTTTGAGTTGCACTGCGATGCGCCGGTACTTCCGGGGATGGTCCATGCAGGCCGCGTAGGCTGCCAGTTGCAGTCCGTGGCCGGGAACCAGGATGCCCGTCTTCCAGTCCAGAACCGCTACGCTTCCATCCGGGAAAGCCCCCGTGCGGTCCAAAGTTCCGGCGTACCAGTGGACCTTGTCGACCACCCGTTGCTCGACGTGGGCAACCTCGAAGCGGGACTCTGCATAAAACCGCTTCCCGGCCTCCACGTAGGGCAGAATCATAGGGTCGATAGTTGACTCGTCAAGCTCCCCGTCGTCGTAGTAGTGCAGGGCCTTGTGGACCGCCGTGCCGCGGTGGGCGGCTGCCTGTAGGACGTTCTGGGGGATCATGGAGTAGTCAATCATGCCCGTGCCTTTGAGAACCGTGGTTACGCTCGGCATCAGGCGGCCATCCATGCGGTACTCGTGTTTTTCGGCGTTGAATTCTAGGGGCATCACACTACCCCTCGCTTCTCCAGTTCCGCCAGCGCATTGTTGGCGATCTGGTAACAGGCGTCCTTGCCATTCGACCGCGCCGCGTGCCGAATCCGCATGAACCACAGAATGCAGTCGTGCGCGGCCCGAACACGGTCCTCTATCTCTTCCGGCATCATGCAGGCGACGTGCTTGCGCGGGTCCGGGTCGCAGCGCGCGCACAGCGGCTCTCCGCACTCGCAGACCGCAACGTCCTGGACCAGGCCGCACTCCGGGCAGCGAAATTGCACAGGCGAGCGGGGCTCAAGGATGTCCTCGGGCATCGGCGCGTTGAAGCGCTCAAGGAGCCTCGTACCGGATTCCAGATTGGCCTCGAAGCCTGGGGAGCGGTCGATGGGGGTCACTGCTGCACCGCCTGAATTGGGATGACGCTGAACCCGGTCATACCGCCTCCTGTAATATCTCGACCTCTTCCGCCGGGCTCATGATCGGGTCGCAGTCGTAGGTGACCGTTTTGCGGCAGACCGCGCTGCGGGGGATGCATACAGCCAGGGGCTCAAGATGAAGCGAGTGGAACCACAGCGATGCATGCTCGCTCTCGGCATTGAATCCGCGCTTGTCCCATTTACCGCCAATGCTTTTGATCGTAGCCCTCAACTCTTCCTTCGTATTCAGGAACAGATAAAGCTTTAGTTGCTCCAACGTCTCGTCCGCCCGGTAGTGCTCAGCCAGGCGTTCAAGCACCTCGGCAAATTCTGTATTCGTCATGATGCTCCCTTCAAAAACCACAGCCACCAGGGCCTGGATTCCTTCAATTCTTCCTTGGCCAGCGGCTCCGGTTCAGGTTCCGGTTCCGGCTCCGGCTCGTAGGACCGTCGGTGCATCTCTACCCGAGACTCAACGGGATGCTCTCGGACGTGCTCACGATAGGCAATCACGCCGTCTTGCAGCCCGTCAGCGAGCGCCGAGAGCCAGCGGGTGAGTAGCAGCATGGTCCGCACCGCGGCCTCTGGTACGGTCTGGGGGCGCCTGCCGATTACCGTGTGCGACCAGGCCCAGAGGATCGCAAGGGCTAGGAGCGGGGCGGAGAGGATGGCGAGCAGTGCGGCGGTCACAGAATCAACCTCGCCGGAAATGCTTGCTCCATGTCTATCGATGGCGGGCGCTGCTCTTGAAGCTCTGCCTCGAACTGCGACAGGTCCTCTCCAGCCAGGGCCGCGATGCGGGGGATAAGGCACTGCACCTTCACCCCCGTCTCGGTCGCGCCTTCCCATACCCGGCAGTCAACGCCGCTTGCGTTGACGATTTTCGTTGTGCTTTCGATTGTGATTTTCATAGGGTTCTCTGCCGTTCATCGTCCAGGAGTAGCGGGCAATGGACAAGCGCGCGCTGGTAGGCCCGCTCCACCTGTTCCGGTGTCGCCATCGCCATCAGGATCTTGAGCTGCTGCGCGTTGAGCCGTGTCCCCTCCGGCTGGTCCTCAAACATGATGCTTTCCAGATGTACTTCCAACTTCTGATCTCGCGTCATATCGTCACGCCTGAGAATTGCCGGACCGGAGATGCCCCCGGCCCGGCTTCGGCGTGCTCCTTTCGCGGTGGATTTTGACTGCATAATAGGGTGGTCATTGGGCGGGCTCCACGGCTACAATCGCGTCTTCGATAATCTCGTCTTCGTCGCCGCGCATCTTCATCCAGGCGTCCGTGCGGGTGCCTTGCGGGGTGAACAGTTCGACCTGCTGCGCTACCGGCTGCGGCTCATCGAAGGGCAGCATCTCCTGACTGAGGCGCTTGACCGCGATCTCGCAGTACTTCTCTTCGATCTCGATTTGTGGTATAATCACTGTATGAGAAACCCCGGCGTCACACTCAAATGTCTTTACTGCGGACAGGACTTCCACCCGCATTATGGAAGGCCCGATAGCCGCTTTTGCTCCCCGGCCTGCTTCCTGCTTAATCGCTGGGGAGAGAAGCGCCCCCCGAATCTCTGTAAGGCGTGCGGACAGCCATGCTCTAGCACGGGTAAACGGAGCCAGTCCTACTGTTCGTGGGAGTGCTCCCAGAAGGGGAAAGTGGGACGCCCGAACCCTGGAAGATCCAACACAACCACGCGGCCCTGCGATTGGTGCGGAGAATTGGTGACGCGGCCCGCTAGTAACTTCCATTCGACTGTGACGTTCTGCAATCGTTCGTGCATGGCGGAATGGCAATCGGAGTTTAATTGTGGACCAGCACACCCCAGATGGACGGGCGGCAGGATTCCGAGGGCGTATGGCGTCGGCTGGAAGGCTGCCAGGCGTGCGGCTATCAAAAGATCCGGGGGCATCTGCGAGCGTTGCGGGAAGCGCCCGGTGGCGCATGTTCACCACCGAATACCGATACGTCTTTTTAAGAGCCTGAGGGAGTCCCATTTCTTAGCGAACCTCCGGGCTGTCTGCGTTATCTGCCACGCGGTCGAACATAGACATTTGACTATCGCCCTGCCCCTTGTCGAGTTGGTCATTAACAAACGGGAGCATCTCTTGCTGTAACCTCTTGACGGCGATTTCGCAATAAGCCTCGCAGATTTCTATTCCGATTGCGCGGCGGCCAAGTTGCTTCGCGGCTACCAGGGTTGTGCCGGAGCCCATGAAGGGGTCGAGAACCTTCCCGCCTTCGTCGCAGAAACGGCTTATTAGCCACACGGAGAATCCAACGGGCTTAGGGCATGGATGCCCAAACGCACCCATCAGCTCAGGGCATACCGTGAACAGGTCGTGTGAGTTTCTGTGTACCTTTCGCCCGTAAACAAACACTGGTTCCCAGTCCGTGAACCCAACCGCAGACGGCCTGGATGTGATCCCTTTGCGCCAACACAACCGCCATACCGGAGGCAGACTCGAGTAAAGCCGCTTCTCTATCTCGAAGCACCCAACGGTCGTAAGGACAATTGGGGAAATCGCCACCGACAGCTTGACTATATCGGAGATGCGGCGATAGGATGCTTCCACCGTATCTTCGACGGCATCCCCGTAGGCCATATCGACCCCATACGGCGGGTCCGTGAGCACGAGGTCAACCTTTGGCAGCGTGGGTATGATCTCGCGGCAGTCACCGTGGAATATTGTGATCCCGGCGTGGTCGTAGTAGGGCTTCACTCCGCACCCCCAGTGGGACGGGAGGGGGAGGGGTGGAGCACTTCGGGAGGATCAATTCGACCGTCCTCTTCGATCCCAAAGCAGCCGTTTTCGACAGCGTTCCAGCAGACTTTATCGAAAAGATCCGTTAGGGGGGTGCTGCCGTTTTCCTCTTCGCGGCACAACTCAACGCGCACTTCTTCCGCAAACTCTGCCGGATCGGTTACCCTCCAGAGGCGCTTGAACCCGCCGGTCTCTTCGTCGTACGGATTGTTTTGCTCCTGATGATCGTGCGCCCATGCGAGAGTTCCGATGCCAATGCTAATGAGCAGTTCGCCCTCGGGGGTTACGTCTACCTGCAAGGGGGAGTCTTGGGTCTTCATTGGGCACCGCCGGGGAGGGTAAACTTCGGAGTGGTGCGCCCATCCGCCATGTTGATTACGTGCTGTCGGGAGCACCGCAGCCATTCGGCTACCTGTTGAGGGGTCAGGATGTCAGGCACTGAGGTATACCTCCCTGGCTTGCTTTTTCTTGCAGGCCAGACACGTCCGAAGTTGAATATCCCGTGTGACCGATTTGCCAGTGTCCCGATCTGTCAATACGGCCTTCGCGTCCTGCCACGTGGTCCACCTGTGAAACCAGTGCCAACTTTTCGGATAGGTCACCCCATCACCCCCGCTATCGCCCGCGCCACGCCCCACCAGAACGCCGCCACGAAAGCAAGGGACGCGGCCCACACCCAGATGGCGGTCCAGTTGAGGCGGCTGGTCATGTGCGCTCCTTTGCGGAAGAGAGGGCGGCTTGAATCTTGGACATTAGCGCCTCATTGGGACAGTCATCCGCCATGAGTTTTCCCTGTGCAATTTCCAACGCCTCCACCAGCGCAGCGTGGGAGTTGTGGTCACGCTCGATTTGCAGGGCGTTGTCCGGGCTTAGGGTGTGGGCAATCCAGTACGGCCCCGTTTCATGGGTGATTTCGTATGTGTTTTCTGATTCCAAAAGGTAACGAAGCGGTTTTGGATCGCCGGTCTTCGCGTCTCTCGTGACGGTCCACTTCTCATCCATTACGCCGCCCGCCTTTCCCGCTCTGCCAACTCCGCGCAGTGCCGCCGCAGCTTCAGGCTCTTCCGCACGCGGAGCTTCCGCCCAATCACGTGCGCGCCAGCCCAAACGATTCCGCACGCCAAGGACAGGGCCAGCCAGATTTCGACTATCAGAATCAGCGTGTCCATCACGCCCGATCCTTTCGCCGCCAGAACAGTGCCACGCAGACGACCAGGAGGACTGCAAGCCAGGTTGCCTCGTAGTGGGTCATCTGGACGCCTCCATCCAGCGCCACCATGAACCTCTGCCCGAATGGAGCAAGGCACAGAAACACGAGCGTTGCCAGCGCGGCGAGGGCGAGAGCGAGGTGCAACAGGGCGGAGCGGGTCATTTCGTCATCCTCTTGGTCCATCCCGCAAGGAGACCCCTGACAACTTCCGTCAGCGTCTCGCTGCGCTCTAACGCCAACATCTTCACCTTCCAGTAAAGACTGGATGGCAGACGCACGAGGAGGGTTTTGTCCCCGCCTTCCGTGCTTGCTGTTTTGCTCATGGGAATATATATATACCTATTTTCGCCAGATTGCAATAGGGGGAACAAAAATAGTTGGCGCAGTTTCGCCTAAGTGCATGAGAACAGTAGGAATTTAGTTTGCGCTGCGGAGAATGGAGTGGTTGGACACAGTAGCCCAGTACGCGCTAGCGGGGACGTTTGAGGAGCGATAGGTGCCCTGGGGAGAATGATTGCTTACCCGCGCGGGAGCCTACGCGCTGGCGGTCCCACGGCCAGCGTCCGATAGGCGGCAACTGTCAAGCGATACTTGACAGTTCGCGTCGGCCCATCTCGGCGCGAGTCTGCCAGTTTCCGCCATAAGGTCGCCGGCCAGGTGGTCCAGCGAGCCTGCCACGGCGCGCAGAACCTTCGCCTGGAGGGCAGGCTGGTCGCGGTAGCGCACGGCGTCGTCCAGGAGTTTGTGTGCGGCGCAGAGGGCCTCTTGGGCGGCGGCAATGGTGTCGTTTGGCATGCGAGGTGACGGGATCATGGCTCACTGTGCGGGGAAGTGCAGGGGCCGCCATCTGACGGCCCAAGATCACATCGTACGCTTGGTACGTGTGGAAATTGTGGGGCGGCCCTACGCGCAGGAACCGCCCCTATAAACGCGCCCCACGCGGGAGCGTCGGCCTGGCGATACTATCACCAGGGGTGTTACAACCTCGTCATGCCGCCTCTGGGAGATCGGGGGTCGCATCCGACAGGAACAGCGCCTTCTCGGCCGCTCTTCGCCGCACGAGGCCAGGGAGTTTGATCGGCTGCCTGGTCTTGGGGTCGGTGCCGTAAACCCAGCGCGTGAACTGGTCTGCAACCTGCTCGGCAGGTAGGCCCTGATTCAGCCAGCGGAGTAGGGTGCAGGACGTGTCAGTGAACTTCGCGCCGCCGAGGTTGAACACGAAGCTCACCAGGGCGTCGAATTGGACCTGAGTAATGGGGACATGCACGCGCCCGTCCACAATGCTTTCGGCAGAGCCCACGTCCTCCTGAAGCCACATCTCTGCCTCTTCTAGCGAGCAGGGCGGGTCTGTGAGGCTTACCCCGCGGGTATGGCCGTGAGCGATGGTCGGAACACCGCAGCAATCCAGGTACGGATTGCACTTTAGGCCCTCAAACTCCTTTATCAAACCCAGGCACCTCTGGCTTGCTTTCATCTGGGGGTCTCCGGCGGCGGGACAGGGGTGGGCTTAGGCATCACGGGGCGGGCGAAACTCACGGCAGGAGACTCGGGAGGCGGGTCCGTGCTGGTGGTCTTGACCGTCGTCACCGTCTCTGTAGTGAGCACGCCAGGGAGCGGAGACTTGGCCAACCAAGCGAGTGCGGTCTTCAGTCCGGCGAAGGCGGCCGTAGCTGCTATGACCTCCCAGAAGTGCGCGTCGCGTAGAAGCTCAGGCGCCAGAACCATCGCTCCGATTGCCGCTGATCCTGCGTTGGCGGCCGAGGCAATCACGCCGGAAAGCAAGCCGTATAGCCAGGCTTTTAGAGACATGCAGGTTCTCCTTCCCTTGTCCGGTCTTCTACCCAAATCCGACCCTTCAGTTTGTTGTCTTCGATGGCAAGATCAAATGCCACCTGATGCTCGAGACCTAACTTCTGCGCGAACTCTTCCACGGTCAATCCGCCGAGAAGGTCCTTGACGATTTGCGGTAGGGCTTCGAGAGCTTTCGCTTGGTCGATCCCCAGCAGCTTCCCCAATACAGCGGCCATTACAGCCCGCCCTTCCGCGCGCGCGTGCGCTCTGTGCGTGAGCGAATCCAGCCGCGAAGGTCCACCAAGATGTCCTCGGCGATTGAGGACCCGTTTGCTCGCGCCTTTCGTAGCACCACGTTGATCCGGTCGATGATCTGCTTGCGCTCCTCGCAAGCGCCGGAGTTTTGAGTCGGGTTTTGTTTCATCAGAATTTCCTCATCATGTTTAGAACCCATAAGAAGGCGAGCAGCACCATGAGGGCAATCCCTCCGATGAGTCCCGCCGCAAAGTAGAGGGCGTGCATGGCTACTTGCTGTGCCATGCCAGCCCGACCCCAATGGCTGGTTTGACCGCTGTCGGAGCATCCGGCGTACTTGCCTTGTTGACGGCCACGACGCCGAGCAGGTCAATGGATGGCATCTTGAACCACCGCCCGATGTTGACCTGAACAGCGCCGCTGACTGCGGATGCCACGTCAACACTGCCCCCCGTACTCTCACCGCCCACCTGTCCGATAGCCCAGAGCTTGACGACATCCTGGTCGAACACTTGTGCCGCTACGCCAGAAAGCATCTTCGCGCCGTCGCTCTTGGCAACGATAGTATTCCAGGAGTAGACGTTCTGCGCGAGTCGTGTTGCCACGCCACCAAGCACGCTGGCGCGTGTGTAGAAGGTTGATGGGATTCCGGTCTTTTGTGGAGTGGTGTAATGGTCGTACCCACCGCCAGCAAACATGATCCATTGCGGTTGCGCGGTCTGCCCGAGACACAGAGCAGCCGCGAGAACGAACAGTATTACGATTCGCATGGTTTCCTTTCTTATTCTTACTGCGGTGTCCCGCCAGTAGGGTCCGGGATGATCGTCAGCCCCGCCGCCAGCGTGTTGAGCCGCTGGGCCAATGCATCCACCTTGCCCTGCGCCGTGGGATCGGCAATCGCTTCCAGCGCGGCATTGCGCGCCTTCAGATTGGCAACCCCGTTTTCTACGAGCGTCATGCCCGAGTCTACTGCTGTCCAATTCAGTGCCATGTAAATCCTCCAAAACCAAGTCATTGCGTTTTAATTTCAATGCGCACCCACGTGCCGTTGTTGTCGCGCTCGTTCGCCCGACACACATACAAAGCCTCCGACAGAAGCGCTCCGCCCAGATCCTCACATTCTGAACCGACCACCGGGGGAGGAACCTGGACCCGCCAGTGCAGGACGTTGCGCCGGTCGATGTCGAGCAGTAGCGCGTCACTGCCTTGGACGCCCGAGAACAAGATGCTTCCTCCCGGTATGAGCGTCCTGCCGGGGATGGTTGCCCCGCCCAGCAACTTCTGAAACTCTGCGATGGTGAGAAATGCGTACCGACCATACAGCGAGTCCCACACCGGCACTAGCAGACCCACCGTAGGCCCGAGAGTTTGCGCCCAGAGGATTATGGCTGTGAACAGGCAGGCAAGTGCGAGTCTCATGCAGGGGGCTGTGATTTATCCGCCACCAATCGAGAGCCGTCCTCCGAGAGGTGGAATACCTTATCCATCGGCAGACCGGCATCCTCGATGGCGCTTGCCAGGATGCCCTGCACTGCCTCTTGTAGCCCCGCTATCTGCCCCTCTGCGGTGGCTTTGATGTTGGCCGCGCGTCCCTGTAGCCGCGCTATCAGCCGCCGCTGCGATTCGCCCAAAATCAGTTCTTGCATCAACTCCTCCTAGAGATTCATAAACCAGATTGACCCAGGCCCCGGTTGCCATTTCAGGCCGGATTGCGCAAGGGCCTCGGGCACACCCTCCCACGCGCGATCATGCCCGCATAGGATCCGCCGCGTCCTCGGGAGCCACGCTCGGATGTCGGCCAAACATGCGGAGGCGCTATGATCGCCGTCAATGAACACCATGTCCACCTGCCCGCTGAACTGCGCCGCTATCGTGGGGCTGTCTCCGCGCAGCACCTTCAGATTTTGGAAGTGCCCAACGTTCCGCATGAATCCCGCGTGGATGTCTTCCTTGGCTGCTGCCGCGTGCGTTGTCTCGCGCTCCGTGGGGCTGCCCCGAAAATGATCCACGGCGTACACCGTTCCCTTGCAGGCGCTCAGGAGTGCGTGAGTGGATCGCCCCAGCCATGAGCCAACTTCCACCACGCTCCCCACACCAGCCGCCTGGTCGTGGAGCCATTGCAACTCCGCGTCGTTCATCCATCCCTGAATCCCCGGTGAGTGGTAGCTGTTGGCGTGCAGACCCCAAGCCTTCAGCACCACATCCATGTCCGCGATCTTCTGCGCTTGCGGCAACAAGCATTGATGCCAAAGATAGGTCTCATTCTCACGTCCCAACCGTTTCAGCAGGTCCAGGTACGTCGTGAACTTCAGACCGTACTTGGCAATGTTCCGACCAACCGTGTAGTCGTCGATAAAGTGCTCGGGCTTGAGCCCCGCCTGCGCCTCACAGCGCTGCGGGTGGATGTTGGCGAGCGCCTGCTCATAGGTGATGTCCGTTAGCGGCTCCCACAGTTCCAGACACCAGTCGCTTGCCATCGTGAACCAATTGCCCGATCCGATATTCCGCCCGTCCCGACGAAAGAATCGGTCATACGTCCAACGGTTCCCCGCGAAGTCCGCGCCATAGTGGAGCACGGTGTCCTTGGGGACGTGCTCGGTCAGGTCGAAGAGGTCAGGATTCACCAACGCGTCGCTGTCAATATAGAGGGAATAATCGAAATCGCGCCCCAACTCGAAGATTTGCAGCTTCTCCGCCACTGCCGGGAGATGTGGCCACTTGCGCTCCGTGATGACGCGGAACTCCGCGCCGATCTTGTCCGCATAGCGCCTCAGGAGCGGGTGAGAGCGCCGGGTGATCTCGGGTGCGTAGTTGTCCACGCAGAGCGTAAAGAGCGCTTTTTTCATGGGTTTACGAATTCGCTGGACATGTATGCCGGTTTGGTGTATAGTCGAACCATGGACCGATTCAGTCTGTTTCTGTCGAAGCGGCAAAAGAAAGCCTTAACGGTGGAGTCCGCCCGGTCTGGATTGCCGGTTTCGGAACTGATCCGTCGAGCCATCGACCAATTTCTGAAAGGACGAAAACCATGATTGAGAAAACCATCTCAGACCGCTCTGCAACCGAAAAATACATGGCCAAACACGCCATCACAAGAGACCACATCCAACAGTCGGATATAGTCTGTGCTACCAAAGTACAGGTATCTCTTTCCTGGTATGAAACCATCCGCCGCGCCATCGACCAGTTCCTGAAGAGGCTGAAACCATGACAGAGAAAACCGTTTGCGCACACTGCAAGCATTACAGCAGCAGGAAAACTGGCCAGCTTGGCAATCCGTTTTCCGCTCCTCCGCCACCACCGCAAGTCTGCCTTGCGCGACGTGGAGAGATTGATCTGGTAACAGGTATTGCCGCGTACATATCATGCTACAGCGTGAACGACGGCGCTTGCGCGCTGTACGCGATGCCGGAGCCCGTAATTTCTGGGGAGTGCCATTCCGGGTTCGACCCTTCGACTAATGCCATGTCCTCAGAATCAAACAGGTTCTGCCAATCTTTGGGAGACTGCCATTGTGCCACCTCTCATGAGATCACAGCCAAAGACGACTTGCCTTCCACTCTCATCACCACCAACGTCAGTACACTTGAGATCGGAGATTGCCATGAGTGACCAAACCATCTGCGCCCACTGCCAGCACTACAGCGGCAGAGACGACCGAACCTTGGTGTATGCATTTGGTCCGCCCCTGCCTCCTCCCAACCGATGTCTTGCCCGCCCCGAGAACACCAATCTGGTCACGGGCATCATTTCGTACGCTGACTGCTTTGTGGTGAACGACGGAGCCTGCAAGCTGTACGAAGATGCCCCTCCACAACCGACGCCAACAACGTTTGAAACTGTGGAAAGTGCCACCATCCATCGCTACCACCTCACGAAAACTGGCGTCCTCGAAGGAGGAGCCATACTCGGCGATGACAAGATTCCTCTCAATCGCATACAGTGGTTCCCGCGCGTTTGGCGGAACTTCTGGAGATGGTTTAACTATTGATGCCATGAAACCCGCCACCAATCGAACAGTGCGCGTTTTCCAGCGCAACAGAGTTTGGTGTGTCTCCATCGACGGTCGTGTCGAGGAAGCATACCGCAAATGGGACTGGGCAATCGCCGAGTCCAAAACCATAGTCAACCGATTCCATAGGAGACTCAAATGAAAACCCTCACTGTACTTCTGCTTTCCGCTTGCGCCTTGATGGGACAGGCGTCCCGCCGCTCCGCCCAACCGGCTGTTCCCACGGCAGAGCCAATATATGCTCCGTACAGGAGTGCTCTTGGCTTGCCCTTCTATGGATTTTATGTATCGGTATTGGTTACCGACACTCACACCGACTCTGCCAATCTGTGTATCACATACCGAGAGGCCGATGGGGGAGAACCAAAGACCGTTTGTGCCATCTCTATGCGCTACATTGAAACCAATAGACCTGGGTATGTGTCATACTCATTCTATACGTCGTTCCAAAAGCCCATCGGAATCGCTGTACGCTCTACGCTGATGACGCTGAATGGTGAGACCAAAGAGGTCCGCTTCGACCAGTGAGCTATGTGGCGATGATTCCATGAGTTCTCAGTGCGCCCAGGACGGACTTGAGCTTGTTGTACACTTCGCTTATGCAGTTGTAGTCGTCACCGGAAAACCCGGTGGACGTTCCGGCTGGCGGAGCAACGCTAGGGTCTGCTATCGCTGATCCTTGCCCGCCAAGCACCTTGGTGCCAGCTACCTTGTAGGTTGCAGCGTTGACATTGCGGCTGGAGTCGATGACTTCGGTGCCACCAATTTTCAATGAAACCAGATCTCCGATTCGGCTGGAATTGACAATCTCATTACCGCCGATTTTCAGGGAAGCAAAATCAGCAACCCCTGCCAGTGTAATCGAAGCGGTAGCGGGACCACTGGTGCTGACCCTTAGCCCATAGACTGTACCCAGGCTTGCCCATGCCCCTGGCATTCCCCCGGACCATTCTTGTAGTGAGACCTCTGCATGGTTTGATGCATCCGTTCGCAAATATGACAGATAGGCGCTAGTTGCGTCTTTGGTGGTCACGCACCCAGGTTGAATCTGAACATCCGCATTCCCGGTAGTTGAGAACGTCATGCCCGCCCCAACCGCAATAGATGCCCCCGCCCACCCGGTAATCTTGCCCACGGCCAGCGTGTCTATCAATGCGCTTGTGATCGTTGCGTTGGCGATCTTCGCGCCGGTGATGGTAGCGTTCGCGATCTGTGCGTCAGTGATCGTCAGGTTCGCGATTTTTTGGGACGTGATCGCCTCATTGGCAATCTGCGCTCCGTTGATCGTGAGGTTGGCGATCTGAGCGGCGGTGATGGTGAGGTTCGCAATCTGGGTTGCGGTTACGGTCGCGTTCTCCAACTGACTCGCGGTGATTGTGGCGTTGGCGATTTGCTGCGCCGTAACGGTGTAGTTCGCGATCTGCTGCGCCGTCACCGTGGCATTGACGATGTTCGACCCAGCGATTGTGGCGGCTGCAATCTGCGTTCCGGTGATCGTAGCATTGGCAATCTGGGTTGCTGTGATCGTGGCGTTGGCTATCTGCTGCGCGGTGATGGTGTTGTTCACCAGCAGCGACCCAGTCAATGTGTTGTTTGCCACCAGAGCGCCCGTGATAGTTGCATTGGCGATCTGTGTGGCCGATACGGTGTTGTTGACCAGCAGGCTCCCAGTGATCGTGTTGTTGGCGATCAGCGCACCTGTGATTGCAGCATTCGCGATGTTCTGCGCCGTAATTGTCTGATTCGCGATGTTCCCGCCCGCGATGGTGCTGTTCGCAATGAGCTGCCCGGTGATGGCGGCCAGCGCGATCTGGGTTGCGGTGATGGTCTGGTTGACGAGGTTGCTCCCCGTGATGGTCGTGTTCGCGATCTGCCCGCCGGTAATCCCGGCGTCCGCTTTGAGCTGACTCCCTGCAATGTTCGCCGACGCGCTGATGTTGGTTGCGATGATTGTGGCGTTCGCGATCTTCTCAGAGGTCAGCGTGGCGTTCGCGATCTGAGTAGCCGTGATCGTTAGGTTCGCAATGTGCTTCGCTTCGATAGCCTCGTTGGCAATGAGCGATCCCGTGATGGTCGCATTCGAGATGTTTTGAGCGCTGATTGTCGCATTCGCGATCTGACCGCCCGTGATGCCCGCACTGCCGCTGATCTGCGTCGTGGTGATCGTGGCATTCGCCAGTTGCCCGCCGACAATCCCTGCGTCACCAGCGATGTTGGTTCCGTTGATGGTGGCCGAGGCGATGAGCGCTCCCGTGATGCTCGCGTTGGCTATGTTCTGCGCGGTGATGGTGGCATTGGCGATGTTGTTCGCCGTCACTGTCGCGTTGGCGATCTGGTTTCCGGTAATTCCAGCCGTGCCGCTGATCTGAGTGCTGGTGATTGTTGCGTTCGCAATGTTCTGGGCGGTTATCGTCGCATTCGCGATGTTGTCAGCGGTTATAGTGGCATTCGAGATGAAACCGCCCATGATCTTGCGGCGGAGGTGAACGTCGTCGAAGTACCAGGTTCCGGTGGCATCAGCGGAATGTATGTAGACCCGCATAAACCGTGAAGTTGCTGGGGCAACCGATGACACCACCGTTACCCCATAAGATCCGGTTGCGGAAATATTTGATGCCAGTCCCCCAATGTACGAGTATGCCGAGTTATAGTACGCCACCCATAATTGGCACGTCCCAGATCCGTCAGCGCTCTTTGACCAGAGTTCTGAGTAGTATTCTTCTCCAGGGGTAACTTCCAGGGTGGCCACATCTCCGGATCTAACAATCTGAGACGGGTACAAATATCTATCACCACCATCCCCTACCAGCTTTACGCAGTTGCTGCCGCTTCGTGCGTTCGCGTCAGGTCCAATAGTCCACACAGAAGCAAGCCCAAGAGGAGTCCACGTCGGAACACCACCCGTGTACCGCTCAAAGCTCGGGTCCTCAATCAGGTTGTCCAGGTTCCCCGAGATCATGTTTCCGAAGGAGATCGTGGCATTTGCAATCTGCTGCGCCGTGATCGACCCGTTCGCAATCTGCGCAGCGGTGATGGTTGCGTTATTGATCTGCTGTCCGGTAATTGTCGCGTTCGCAATCAGCGTTCCGGTGATGGTTGCGTTTGCTATCTGTTGAGCTGTGATAGTGGCGTTGGCAATCTTGGAGCCGGTAACGGTGCCGTCGTTAAGTTGCGTGCCGACGATGCTACCGGGCTCAATGAGGTTCGCTGACGGCCACGCGGTCTTGTTGTTGAACCGCCGCATGATCTCCCACAGATCCGGCTGGTACTGCCCCAGGCTTGCCGTGTATTTAATCAGGTCATCGGTGACTAAATTCATGCTGAGCCGCGTGACCACGTAGGATGCATTGATCCCAGCCGAGGCGCACACCACTGCGACCGTCTGCCCAACATCCAAGCCGTCATGCTTGAAGGAGAGGCTCCCGGTGAGGCGCGGGTAGGCGTACTGTGCTACCTCGTATTCGGCCCGGAGTTGTGCCTCTCCGGCGGTTTGGATACTTCGGTCCACGATGGTGCGAGCACGCACGCCATAGAGCGCCTGACTGGAGGCATCCTCCTTGGTGTACGTCACCACCACTCCGCCGGTCCCGATCTTGCCGAGCACGGTGACCTTATTGGCAGGCGCGGAGAACTCCGTCGTGAACTTTGGCAGCGGATTATATCCGAAACTGGTCACATTGTCGGGAGTGTCGGACAGCGAGAAGGATGCGCTCACGGTTCCCGGCGCGTAGTACCGAAGCTGTTTGATCGGGTCCACGTACCAGATCGCCCCTGTGAGTTTGGCGATTTGATCCATCGCCGCGCGCAGGGTCACGTCCGTGAATGTGATCGATGCAAGGCTGGTGACGGTGGTCACCAGTGCCGTCGAGACGGATGGCAGGTAGGTAGTGAACAGATCCGCAATCACGGCGGAATCGTTCTGCGCCAGGTAGGATTCAGAGATGACGATTGTGCCATCCAGCAGCGCCGTCCAATCCTGACACGAGCAGATGTACTCGACTATACTACTGGCGCCACCGGCCTTCGGCGTCGGCTCAGTACGCACGATCTGCCCGCCGAAGATGTCATCCCCTGTGGCGTTCTCAATCAGCACTGCATCACCAACAACGGGCGGGGTTTCGATGTCCAGGTCCACCGGCACCGTGAATTGCGCCGTGCTCATGGCTCCGCCGGTGTCCTTCGTCACGGACACCGAGCCCATGCGGATGTAGCGCGAGACGCCTGCGATCTTGACGGAGAGGACTGCTGGGAAAGCGAGGGTGAAGGTAGTGTCCTGGACTACAACCCATCCAGATCCAGTGTCCACGTAGAGGCGCACGTATACGATAGAGCCATCCACGGGAAGCGAAGCCACGTACTCTACCGTAGGAGCTTGCGGCCCCCCAGAATCCAAAATGTCCGAAGCGCCTAGAGATGTGCCGAAATAGAGGCAGTACCATTGAGCACCAGGCACGGCGTCCCATGTGAACCTGACCACCGCGCCCGGCAGCACGCTCCCCGGAACTGGACTGATGATGCTCATGCCGGAGCCCCCGCAAGGCGAAGTTGCCCCGCCTGATATCTGGTTACGATGGTTGCCAGCGTCTCTCCGTCAACCTGGAGATTCACGGTAATATCCTGACTTTGCCCGCCAGATTGCATTGTAAACAGGCTGTTACGTATGCTCTCGGCGTGGCTCTTGAGGGTGTCGAGCGACGGGTTGATGTACGGCGCACCGAGCAGAAGCATCTCATCGCGGATGCGCTCTACGGCCTTCACTGCCGGTCCCCAAGCCAAAGTTTCTGAAATTTTGAACAGCGCACCGAGGATTCCGCCGTCCGCGCGCTCGCCGAGATAGTTCATGGACTTGCGTGTGTTATCTTCGATGTTCCAGAGGCGATCATTCGTCTTCATCGTCTGGAAATTCCCGATGAATCCGGAGATCATGGAGCCGATGGAGCCGATGGCACCAAGCCAGCCGGTTAGGCCACCCGCCACCGCATTGGCGGCGCCTCCGGCCGCTGAGCCAGCGCCGCTCGCTACATCGGAAGCTGTCTTTGCTCCACCACCGAACACATCCGCCATCGTGCTGCCGATGTCCTTCACATTCTGAAGCACGCCGCCGAGGCCCTTTCCGCTCAGCAGGTCCGTGATCGTTTCGCTGATGAACGTGGCGATGGCTTCCTTCGCGGGCTTAATGAAGCTGTCCAGAACCGAGAAGCCGATCTCCTTGAACATCCCCACAAGGGAGTTTTTGAAGCCTTCCCAGTCCCAGTCGATCAGCGCGCGCTCCATGCCTTCAATTGCGGACGTGACATCGCCCTTGATGGTGGCCCCTAGTTCCTTCCACTTGTTTTTCAGCGGCCCGATGTGGCCTTCCATCGTGGAGAGCTTGGACTTAGACGCCTGAAGTGCTTCCTCCATTGCGGGGGTCCATTCTCCCACGGCCGCCTTCGCCGCTTTCTCGGCTTCCTGGACTTTCACCCACGCCTGCTGCAACACGAGAATATCTGGCTCTCCCTGCGCCTTCAACGTCTCATAGGCCGCTCTCAGATCATCGGCTTTCTTCTGGAGATCCGCGGTGGTGACGGTAATCCCGAGCGTCTTGTAGGCATCCGTGATCTTGGTCACGTTGCGGCCCGCGTCGTCCCAGACGGGCGCGGCAAGCTTGTCCATCACCTCCTGCATCGCACTGCCCACATACGGAGTGGTTCTGGCAAGCTCCGCCATCTCCGCATTGAGCGCCTTCTCTTCGTCCGCGAGAGCCTTGGACGCTGCCGCGAGTTTCTTCTTCTGGTCCTCGTAATACTTCGCGTTCACGAGGTCGTTCTTCATCTCGGCGTCTAGGCTGTCGAGTTCCTCTTTCAGTGCCTTTTCTGCATCTTTGAGTGCCTTGGTTTTTTCGGTCGAAGTCTGCGTTACCTGCTGCCCCGCCTTCAGGCCAGAGGTAAGGGCCGTGACGCTTACCCCGGTCTTTCCGTGCTGCGTGGCGGCGTCCAGAAGCGCTTTAGAGTAGGCGGTGATGTCCATCGACCCTCGCGGGACAATCACCCCCAGCGCCGCCAGCTTGACCTGTAGTTTTTCAGCAGACTTCTCAGCGTCCGAAAGCCCCTTACGGGCCAATGCTTGTGCGGCTGAGTTTACTCCGAAGAGTATGTCGCGCAGGAACCGAAGTAGTGGATTCGCGATCTCCAAATCGGCGATCCAGAGGCCGATCTTCCAGCCCGCAAACGCCGCCCCAACGACAGCCAAAGCGCCCCCGATTCCGAGCAGTGCCAGCTCACCGGCGGTTAGTGCCCCGACCATGCCAACCTGGAGAGCTACCACCACGCTTCCAATTGCAGGGACTAACCCGCTGAATGCAGCCGTCAGCAGGGCCGTTCCAGCCGGTAGCAGAGCCATGGCTTTTGCGATCCCGCCAATAGCGATGGACGCCTGCCCGGCAATCAAGACTAGAGGTCCGATAGCGGCCACCCCTGCAACCATCGAGATCGCCGCCGTCTGCACACCGCTTGGCAGCTTGCCGAACCACGACACCATGTCCGCCAGCGCTCCCAGCAGGGGCTGCGATGCTTTCAGGAGGCTATTCACGGCGGGCAGCAACGCCGTCCCCATCTCGATAGCGGTGGCCTTCAACTGATTCAGCGTCATTTCCAGTTGCCGCTGGGTGCTTTTGTTGATCTCGTTATATGCGACAGTGGCAGCTCCGAGCCCGTCCGAGGCGTGCCGCATCGTGTCGAGATCCTTGGCGGCAGTAACGGCCTTCTCGCCGGTCAACCCCAGCGCACCCTGAGATCCTTCAATGCGCCCGAATAGCTGGGTGAACGCCTCGACGTTCCCGCCCGTTGCCACGCGCAACTTCTGGAGGGTGCCCTCAAACCCGAAAGCCTTGATGGCAGCGGAGCCGCTAGTCACGCCGATGGCCTTGAATGCCACGGCCATCTCCGCCGTTGGGTTAAGCAGCGCGCGCATGGCCGACTCAACCTGAGTGACGGCCTTGCCAGCGCTGCCGGTCGTGATACTGAGCGTGGCTGTGGCCGCAAGCAACTCCTGGTAGGATACCCCAAGAGCGCTGGACATCTGCGCAGCCGGGCCGATTTCGGCGGCCAGGTCCGCAAACTGGAACTTGCCGATGTTGACCGCCTGGAACATGGCATCGGACAGTTCTTTCGCCTCGGTGGTCTGGAGCCCGTAGGCTGCGATTACAGTAGTGAGCGCGTTGACAGCAATCTTTGAATCTGTCAAGCCAGCAACGGCGGCGACGGACGCCACTGCCACAAAGTCAAGCGCATTGTCCTTTGGGATGCCAGCGGAGATGGCCTCATACAGTGCCCTGGTGGCCCCTACCGCATCGATGCCCATGTCTTTGGCGAGCTTCAACGTCGCCGCAGACAGGTCCGCGAATTCCTTCTGTGTTGCACCTCCGATCAAGGAAGTGACCTGACGCATTCCAAGCTCAAAGTCCGAGGCGAACTTCGTAGCGACAAGCCCAGCCCCCAGCAGTGGCAGCGTCACAGCAGCACTTATTCCCGTCCCGATGCTGGTGAGGGATTGGCCGATGCGGGTGAACCCAGCACCCGCCTTGGTTGCCTCCTTATCGACGGCGGAGAGCTGGCCGGAAACCGACGACATACCAGCGGCGAAGCCGGAAACGTCGGCTCCGATTCTGACAATTAAATCCCCGAGCTGCCCGGATGCCATGCTGTTACACTGCCCCCTGACAGTAATGCTTGAGGATTAGCCGTATGTTGTCTATGAACTCAGACTGAGTTAAGCTCTGCTTCATGAAGTTACAGACCTTGCAGCACGGAACAACATTACCTGGAACGTACCCATGGGCGGAATTTATTCGGTCTATTCCGTTGAACGACAAATGCTCTCCGGTACGCTTCGAGTGGACGCTGTTGTGCGAATGCCGATTCACCATGCTTCTGCCGCAGTACTCGCAGGGCTGCTGCGTGAGACGATGAAACTCCTCTGGGGGTATTTCGAACGAAAAGTTCCTGGCCTCTGCGTGACGCTTATAGTGCCCCAGCAGGCGGTTCCTATACTTCGTCAGTGGATCGGCGTATTTCGTTACTGAAGCGCGCGACCTCTCACGCTTGAGACACCCGCAACTAGATATTTCCCCGCCGATTACCTTGCTTGCGATGTGCTCTTTTACCGTGCCGCACGAGCATCTAAACAGCCAGTACCGCTTTCCTCCCTTGTCGCGCTTTGTGCTGCTTCCAATAACCGTCAGACGCCCATACGTCTCGCCCATCGGGGGAGCATCAAGGCGGAAACGGGTGAACCCGCCCCTGCCCTTGATGTGCTCTGGCCTATATCGAGGTGTCGCCTCTGCCGCAGCCGCCATTAGCCAATCCCCCTGTTCGCCTTGCTCACCTCCGCCGCCTTCGCCAGCTCAAGCGCAATCACTTCCGCCGGGCGCACCATCGCTACAGGCACACCGCTATCGCAGTCGTTCCAAAGAGACTTCGGATCGTGGTATGCCTGAGCCATCAACTGGGCCCTGTCTCGCTCTTCGTCTCGGTACTGCTCAATGAGGGCGGCGAGTTCTCCGTAGGAGTATCCCCACCAATATTCAACGTCGGTGAGTCGGAGACGCTGTCGGCAGAAAGCCCAGGTTTCAAGCCATCCTGGATCATTGCTATCGCCACGGACCTGATTTTTGTCAGCCTCTCCGCTACTTCGTTTTTTGAGGTTTTCCCCTGCGATATGGCAGAGATGATCGCTGCGGCGATTTCCGTCGTATTCTCGTCGTCTCCAACAGCAACCTCCATCCATTGATCTAAGGACATTGCGGACGGAGGATTACCATCAGAGTCAAACATCATGTAATACGCCGTTTCGGCAATGGCCCAATCGCCCTTTTCCTGCCAAATTGATGTTACGTCAATGCTGCCGAACTTTTCGAAAATCCTCTTGCGGGCGCCCTGGGTGAAGCGCAGTTCGCGCTCCACCCCGGACGGATCTTGCAGGAGGACCGGAGTTACTGCCTTCATGTGGTCCCCTTTTGTTATGTGATTTGAGATGCGCCTACCGCTGCGTCGGTGCGGATCGAGTCACCGTCGAACATCAGCGTGAACTTCGTTGTTTGGCGGTCCCCGATTGGAACAGCCGGCTCATAGTTGGCTACCGCCGCCTCGAACTCGTACCCCAGGAAAGAATCCTTGGCACGAGTTACGGGGACCTCCATGCGGAAACTGATTGTCGTCCCCGCCGCTTGGTACCCGCGAAGAGCGGCCTGCGCTGCGGACGTGACGGGGTTCAGATCCTGAACCACCGTAAACCAGGGATCTCCCACCGTCTGCATCCCCGGCATGGATTTCTTCAGGTTGCTGGTCGTGCTGTGGACGGTACTGTCAACCCGATCCGCGACCAGTGTAGGGATACCCATGTCAATCAATTCCGGGATGGGTACCCACGTTGCGGGCGATTCCACGACAGAATACGCCACCTTACAGCCATTGCCTAAAACGCCGCCTGCGGCCATTTCAAGTCCTCCTCTTACGTCGTCACGACGTTAGTTGTGTGCTCCCTGCCCGTCTCACGACGGTCTAACGGAGGGGAGCCTCCGCTCTCAAGAGATCGTTATACTTTCGCGGACCAGTCGAAGGTCGTAATCACCCTGCGGTAGCCGTCCGCGATGCGGCCCAAAACCTGACTGCGCGATGAACTGATCGCCGGACGGAGTGCGGGTCTGGCACGCATCTTCGATGTGCCGTATTCGAACATTCTGGCCAGAGACTCACCGACCAACTTTCCGCTTCGCTTGCCCCATTCCACGTAGCCGATCCTGTAGGGGCGGTTGCGGCCACGCTTCGGAAAGCCGGCCAGCGCGGTAGTTCTGGGCTTGTCCGGGTTGAAGAACCGGAAGGCTCCGACACTCAACGCTTCATGCGGCCACCGCGCGGACCTGGCGTTGCTCTCCGCCTTGTCCGCAATGATCCCGGCGGCCTCGCGTAACTCCATGCCGATTGCCGCCTTCGCCCTCTTAACTAAGGCCGCTTTGCCTCTGACGCTCATCTCGTCGTCCATCTTGACGGCAGCGATAAGGGTGGCGACGTTTTCTTTCAACTCGTTTATCCCGGCGATCTGAATGCCGACGTTTTGCGCCATGTCAGTTAAGCGGCTTCGCCACACGGAACTCCAGGGCGAAGTGCTCCAGATTGGTGTCGTCTTCGTGCCCCAGGTAGAACGATCCCGGAAGCCAGTACGCCTCCACCCAATCGTTCGGGGGGCTGGCAGCTCCTACGGCGTGCGTGCCTTCCAAATCAGCGATAACGGCATTCGCGGCCACCTCTCCGGTGGGGTAATCGTCCGAGTACACATCCACCTGGTAGGAATCCCAGACAACCAAGGCAACCCGCCCGGAGTGCGTTTGCATTGGATACGGAGCGACTGGTTGGTGCTGGACATAGGGCCGCGCCATGCCCTCCCACGCTCCGGGCACCCGGATACGAACGGCGGGCACCAGGGGGATCAGTGTTGCCCCATGCGTAAGCACGTACTGGATCGCCTCAGAGACGGTCAAAATATCTCCTCGCAAAGCAGGTTCATCGTGCGGCGCGTACCGTCCGGATCATCCACGCTCTTGATGTCGAAGGTCCGCAAACAGCAGGAATCCACGGCGCGCATTTCAACCGTGATGCCCGGCAGGAAATACCCGCTCATTTTCACGCTCACGTTGGGGAACCGCTGCCCGAAGTTGAACGTCTCCCGACTGGACAGGGCGCGAACCTCCATGATGGCCGTGGCGAATGTGGACCACGAGAATATCGGCTCTCCACGGGTTCCCTGCGTCGGCGTGCCCTTCACTTGGATCGTTACGGAATGCCGCATATTCCTCATGCCACACGCTCCCAGCACTGCGGGTGCTGCGCTAGCAGGCTGTCGCTGCGATCATTCAGATTCGCCGCATGGTTGCGGGCGAAGAACATCTCGCCGGCGGGAACCGACTTCACGGTCCCGCGCGGTTGCGAATTCAGCCAAACCGTATCGGATCCCTTCTGGCGGTCCAGGAACGGGCACCGCTCCCAGGTCGAGCGCCAGTACATCAGGGAGGCTCCCAACGCGTACGTGGACACGGGATGGTAGATCCAGCGCGCCCCGGAGTCGGAGCGGAACTCCGCGGCCCCGTAGCCCACCAACCCCGCTTCACTTTCAGTTAGCAACCGATATTGATGCGCCAGCCTATCGGGAGCATAGTAATCGTCGTCGTCCCAGTGTGCGATGATCTCGCCGCGCGTCTGCGTGTTCAGCCAATTGCGCTTCGCCCCGAGCGTCAGACCGGCGGGCGCATGCAGGTAGCGCACCATCGGATGATTTGGAGGCACAGCAAACGACGGCGCGCCCCAGTCGTCCGCAATCACCAGTTCTCTCGGATCATAGGTCTGTGCGAGAAACAACTCGACGGATTCACGCGCAAATTCTGGCCGGTTGCGTGTTGGCATGACCGCGCTGATTAACGCCCTCATGCGATGCTCCGTGCCAACCCATTCCACTTTCTTTTGAGGATGTCGTCCATCGCGCGCATTTCGCACATGCGGTTCTGCTCGTCCATCACCCGCAGAAATGAGGATGAATAGGACCTGTCCCCATGCCCGTGCCGAACCCTGAACTCCGGGGCGATGTAGAGAAACAGCCCCGCCTGTCGAATTCTCCAGCAGTAGTCAACATCGTCGCCACCGTAGCCGTGGAACTGCTCATCCATCGGGCCAACAAGATTCAGGGCCTTTCGCGGGATGTACACGCAGACGAAGCACAGATGCCGATAGGATCGAAACGCCTCACCTTTGACCCGACCCGCGTGCTGCTGGATGGTTCCAACCCCGCCGATAACAGTCGGGGCGATCACGCCAACATTCGGCAGCGTCTTCGACAAGTTGCGTAGCCCGTCAATCATCGGCTCGGCCAAGGTAACGTCGTCATTCGTCAAGAGCACATCCATGTCACCGGCGGCCGCAATCCCTAGATTTGCGTTGCGTGAGAATACAAATGGCTCGACACCCTCGACAGCGCGCCAACCCCTTAGCCTCGGTGGGCCAGACGGTCCTTTGCATGTGACTTCGTTCCCGGCCTCTCCGCTCGTGACGACAATCGTCTCTCGACCGGGCTCGTATCGCTCGACGGATTTCGCCAGATCGGCAAAGATGTCGGTGAAACGGGTTAGCGTGACGATTGCGACTTTAGGCACAGAACTGCATCTCCCTCCCCCAGCGCTCTGAGCACCAGGACCACAGGTGCGAGTCCTCCATCGAATACCGCTTCCATGGCCGCTGCCACCCGAGAGATTCATAGGTATAGGTCAGCGAGATCCAGGGCTCTACGGGCAACCTGTCCAACAGAAACGTGGAGATCGGCGGGGCGATCTGCGCCCGCACGATGTCATTCCGAATCTGCCAGTCGGTGAATCCGTAGTACGTCCCAGACGACAATGGAAGCGGATGCTCCTCAAATATTCGACGACGGGCGATAAAGATTCCGCCGGTGTTCTGCGCGGACTCGAACGAATACGCAATCGGTCCACCGTTGGCCGGCGCGGAGTTGACGTTCTCCAGGCCGAGTAGCTCCAAATTCGGGTTGCGTTCCATTACGCCGAGGCACACACCGAGCCATCCCGGAGGAAGCATGGTATCGTTGTCAACCTTCACGACAAGATCCGCCTTAGACCGCCGAATGAAGTCCTCCATGGCCGCTACCGGAGTCCCGTAGTGCGAGTGCCGGAATTCCCCGTGCATCACCCCGGCCATGTGCGCCAGGTGCGGGTAGGTTCCATCGACCGATCCGTCGTCCTGAAGGACCAACTCATTCACGCGCCCCCAATCCGTCGTGTAGTTCAGCGTGGCAAGCGCCTCGCGGGTGAACAAAAGCCGGTTCTTTGCTAGAAACAACAGGTCCACGGTCACGTCGGCCACCGTTGCAGCGTCGATGGGTCTGCCAGGAAGTTATGCCCCGGCGCCTCCATGCCCCTGTATTGGACATGCCACCCACGGGCCTGCTCCGCTGGATCGAAGCGTACTAGGCGCTCGCGCATCTTGCGCTCTCCATGCGCCTGACTGCGGATCGGATAGTGCTTCAGCATCCAGGACTCCAGGTAAACCTTCAGGCCGTCGAATTCCAGGCGGTGGCTCCCATGCGCGGACAGATTCACCCTCTGCCCGGTATTGCGCCACGCCTTGACGTGTTGCAATCGACAGTCGCAATGGTTCAACGCGTAGTGCTGGAAGTACTTCTCCGGGTCTCCACTGTATCCGTTGTCGATGGGCCGAAAGTAGTACAGTTTGAAGTTGATCGCGTTGAATCCCTCGCTCTCCACGCGCTCGAATCCGGCTAGCAGCGATTCATCCCGGCTGGAGCGGCGGATCTCGTCGGCGTCATTAAACATGCACCAATCGGCTGAGGATGAAGCCGCTACTTCGTCCACGCGGTCCAGCATGGCCTTGCACTGGTAGAGCGTATCGGGGCCACCGCGTGGCCAGCGCTCGCCGCTGACGCCTCGACCCCGAAGCATCTCCCAGCTTCCATCTGTGCTCCAGTTGTCAATAACGTGGACCTTGAGTCCCTGATCCTGTAGGTGCCTTATGGACCAGGGCAGGATGTCCGCTTCATCTTTCACCGGCATGATGGCGAGAGCGTTCATTGTCTTTCCGGCGCCCCCTGGTACGTTTTCGCCGTGCCCAGTTCTAGCCGAACCTCATACTCAATGCGCTCCGGCATCTCTGCCAGTTCTTCCGCCGATAGTCCCGCTGTCCTGGTGGTGTGCGGAAGATTCAAGCCCGTGCCGCCCCGGAATGGCAGGGGCCGCGTTTCGTACCCCAGGGTGAACTGAATATCGTACTTGTCAGGGCGCGCGTACACGTCCGAACCGGGGAACGGTACAAACATCGTCACGGTCAGGTCGTCAACCTCGTTTTCAATCAGCCATCGGCGTGTCTCCTCGACCGTCTCGCGCGTCTCTCCAGGCAATCCCACAATCACAAACGCCTTGAATTTGATCCCGGCATCCCGGCAGATCCGACGCGCTTGCGCATTGATCTGAGGAGTGGTGCCCTTGCGCGCGGTCTTGAGGATTCTGGCATTGCCGCTCTCCACACCGAAGCACAGCCACGAGCACCCGGCGGCCGCAAGCGCCTCCGCTTGTTCCGAGGTGAACAGATCCGCGCGGGCGTTAGCCTTGAAGCGAATCTGCTCCGGGGCTAGATCCCGGCACAGGTCAATCAGCCGATCATTCAGCAGGTTCATTTCGTCGTCATGGAACACGACGGAGCGGAACCCAAGCGCCTTGATTTGCCGGATTTCTTCGATGACGTTCTCCACTGCACGAGCCCGGACCTTTCGAGATCCCGTCCAACGCGAACAGAAGGCGCACGCAAACGGGCACCCGCGCTGCCCTACTATTGATGTGGCCGGCTCTCCGTCCAACTGGCAGGCATACTCGTGTATGGGAACCATATGCCGGGCCGGGAACGGGTAGCGATTCACGTCCACATCGCCCCAATCAGGCAGCCGGCCCGCCGGAACATCGAACCCCTTGCGGAGCGTAGAGGCCAGGTAGAGCATCTTCTCTTCGCAGTCGCCGTCTCCGCCCCAGTTCGCGCCAAGCCTCTCCGCGTCCCACGGCTTCACGGAGAGGTGCGGGCCGCCTACTACTACCGGGACACCCGGATACATCCGACGGCACTCCGTCACTAGATCCCGAACCGCCGCGAAGTTGGCTGTGACGCACGAGATCCCGATGAGCCGCGGATCATGACCGTCGATGCGGGTGTCCGGTATGTTCAAGTCAGCGACTTTCACGTCGAATTCGTTGGCTTCCAGCGCCGTTCCGAGATAGAGCAACCCGAGCGGTGGAACGAATGCGGGGTCCTGGAGGAATTCAGAACGGGGATTGAGCAGAAGAACCTGCATTCAATCAGCCATGTACCATCAGATCTTCAATGAACCCGCGAATTCCGTACTGCAAATCGAGCGGCCCAGCCGAGCCCGGCTCAGACTGCGGCTCCGCTTCCCGGTGCTCCCACATTCCAGCGGCGATTTGCTTGATTACCAACTGCACGTCCGATGGGGCGGCTGCGTCCGGAGAGGTCGTCGCAATTCCCGCCCTGTATCTCACCCGGATCGGATTGACCGGATAGAGTGATCCACCCGGCCAGGAGTTCGTGCTGGTCAACACAAGGCGGCCGGGGGTAGAATCCGTGTCGGCAATGTAATTTGACGCGGCCCATGTTGTTTCCGCGCCGTCCTGGTCTTTGTACTTCATGCTGACGATTGCGATTAGCGGAGTGGCGCGCGGCAACACGATGTAATCCTTCGTCGGCCATACTGACAACGGCCATTCCAACGTCTTCTCGTGGACTGTGCGGCAGCAAAGGTTCTCGAACAGCTTGCGCGCCGCTACGAGATACGTCTCCATGAGCGTGTCTTCCACCGTGTAGGAGGAGGTCAGGCGCACGTGTTCCTTGAAGTCGTCAAGGGAGACGGCCTCGAGAATCGAGTCAGTGATTACCGTTGGCCTATAGACCATGCCTCACCTCAGTTCGCTTGCCGCCGAACATTAAAACTGCCCTCTTCTGCCTGGATAAGCGCGCCGGTCCCCGCCCACCTGTACCGCCATCGGTCGGATGCCGTTATAGTCACGTCGATGTAGTACACGCCAGTCGCTGACTTCACCACGGCGGCATCGGTCCCGTAGGTGTACGTGGTAGCGGCTGCATTGCTCGGCTTGATCCTCACAGTTACGGTGGTCGGGTCCGTGAGGACGGCTGGCGTTGCGGAGTTGTAGAAACTGGCCGTGATCCTGACAGCATCCCCGATGTCATACATGGTTAGACCCCCGACGCGACAATGGACCCTAGCGCCGATTCGGCAACGGTGACTTGTCCAAGCAAAACTACGGTCACGGTGATTGACCCGAGTGGCGTAACGGTCACCGCAATAGATCCTCCGTGCGAGTATGGAGCCGGGCCACTCCCCGCAAGTCCCGACACAGGGAAGGCAACCCCTCCCGATCCGGCTATCGGTGCCAGGCTCCCTGACGTTCCGGTTCCAGCAATGGACGCCGCCGTGAATGCAACCGATCCGGTTCCGGCCCTGCTTGGCGGGCTGGCATTTGTGCCTGCGCCTGACAGCGCGGACACCACGAACGATATTGCCCCGGTTCCGGTGCGCGGGGAAGGCCCCGTGAACGTCCCAGATCCGGCCAATGCCGATACCGGAAGAGAGACAGAGCCGGTCCCCGTGCGCCCCGGAGGCCCAACGAAAGTACCGCTGCCAGATAGGGTAGGCGCGGCGAATGCCACATCCCCGGTCCCGGTCGCAGAACCAGCCGCCGTGAATGTGCCAGCCCCGTTGAGGGCCGTGGCGGGGGACGCGACAGCACCCGTACCCGTGCGATTCGGGGGAGCCGCAGCCGTACCGTCCGCCGCCAAAGCTGATGCGGCAAATGCTACCGCTCCCGTACCAGTCCGAGCCGCTGGGCCTACGAATGTCCCCGATCCACCGAAAGCAGACGCGGCGAACGATACACTGCCTGTACCGGTTCGGTTCGGTGGCGCCGCGATGGTGCCCGTGCCGGCCGGCCCGGAGACAACAAAGGCGACGGCCCCAGTGCCGGTACGGTCAGGCGGCGGAGCGACCGTCCCAGCGCCCGCGAGTGCGGACACGATGAACGCAACAGCCGCCGTGCCTGTACGGGCCGGGATGAGCCGCTGCCGCCAGTGGATGAGAAACGGAAACATCTATCAGCCTTGGCTGTCAGTGAAAGTGAAGGCGGTTACGGAGACGGTCCCGCCGAGCACAATGGAGACGCTATCCATGTTGAGGTTGCAGCCGGTCGTACCCACGCTCCCGTCGAAGAGTTTGGTGGTCCCATCGGACTTGACGACTCGGAACCATGCCGCCGTTCCGCTCGCGTTGGCGCTTGAGTCCGCAGTGATCGCATTCGCAGTCGCAACGCCATCCACCGCGCCAGCGAAGGCCGTTGCGCCGAAGGTAAGCTCCGCCAATAGCACCTGTGCAACGATGTCGGTGTCGGCTGTGGCCGGTTGCGTCCCGTCGTAGATCCGCAGCTTGCCGGAATTGCACAGCGCGCACACGGCGTCTACCTTCGCGTTCACCCCTACATCGGAAAGTTTCGGATTCAATGCCATGTTGTTTCTCCTATACTTGAGGCAGAATTGTCAGGTTCGTCGGGTTCGCGCCAGTCGCGGTTGCCTTGAATGCGATAGCGGCGGCGTTCGTTTCGGCTTGCGCCCAATCAACCGTGTAGACGCCGGTTGCTCCGATCTCAGTTACGGACCCAGCCAGCGCCGCAAACGATCCGGCGTCTTTGCGGATCTCTGCTGTGACAGTGAGGCCGGTCTTGAGCGCCCCCGCGCTGTCGTACATCGGGAAGGGGAAGTTTGGGAAGGCGACGTTTTTCTTAAAGGCCAGTTGGGCGGCTGTGAGATCCACTGTCTGACTGAGCTTCGTGCCGTTGGTGGTGGGAAGCCCGCCATTCGCACCAGCAACCGCATCCGGCAGGCTGTTGACAGTGCCGGTCGGAGTCGCCACGTTGAAGAACTTCTTGAACCCGCCCGCGAGCAGTCCTGCCGTTTCGGTGAGGGCGGTCGTCAGAATCTCCACGAGGCTGGCTTTGATGTTGCCGTTCGCCGTGAGTGCCGCCGGAACGCGAGCCTGAATGTCCTGGGTGTCGGTTTCGATGGCGGCGGTCTGATTCTTGATCGCTACAACCCCGCTGGCACCGTTGACCAGCGCGTAAGAGTCGCCCGTCTGTGCGGTGCTCGTGGCCGCTGTGCCAACGCTTGCCAGCACGGTCACGCCAGCGCCGCAGGTAACGGCCTGAGTCTTGATCGTCTCCAGGTCCACCTTCGGTTTGATCGTGCCGCCAGCGTAACCGGCTCCGTCGAATGCCGCCTCCAGGTTGTCGGCGGCGGTACTGTCCCCGCTGATCGCCACTGCATCTACCGTGAGTTTCGCCGTCCCTCCGGCATACCCGGTTCCGTCGAAGAAGTCTTCCAGATTCGTCGAAGCCGTGCTGCCATTGATGAGAAGGTTGTTTAACGCCGCACGCCGGAAGCCGATGGTCGGGCCGCGCCACGGGAGCACGCCAGTCGCCACGCCGGTAAACCAGCCGACACCCTCGGTGTCGTTGTTGATCGAAGCACCACCGCTGGCCGGGATCTCGATAGCATACATGCCCTTGTCGGCAACCGGCTCAGACCAGTCGTAATTGCCGCCTGTCGTGGGAGTGACCGCAGTACCAGTGACCGCACCAGCCGTCGTGACAAAGTTCCACGTCAGCGCTATGCCTGTCGCGTTGTAGGCGATGGCAGTCTCGATGCTTTTGAAATCGGTATCGTCCAGGAGCGGCAGTACGTTCACCGGCACGATTATTGCGGCATCGACATTGACCCAAAGATCAGGCATAAGTTACCTCACTGTTGCGCGTATGCATAGTACGGATTTCCTGTAGCCCCGCCCGCCGCCGCTTGTAAGCTGATTGCGGTGAGGGTGCCGTATGCGTCGATGCCGGTCCCGTGCCCACTAATCTGGCCAGCCGTGCCTGGTATCGTTGCCGCTGCGGCGTAGCAGTTGTTATACGACCATGCGGCAATCTGCTCTGTTTGTCCACTCACCCCCAAGTCCATAGACGGGGCGTCATACCCTGACGCCCACACAACAACCAAATCAGTAGCAGATGTGTCAATTAGTGGGGTCTCCGTGGGCGATTGTGCGGCATAGTCGCTATCCCTTACTGGAGAAACTAAATCAACACCACTAAAGAACACAATCTGATAGAGCGCTCCGTCTCCTGGGTCGCTTGTTCCATTCCAATCCCACGCGAAGGTTTTCCCTGAACCTACAGAAAAACCAGACACGCGGTAAGTGAATCCTCCCTCTCCACCGCCGATAGGAGACGCCAAAATTAGTGTGGCAGTCTGACCGTCAAGTGTAATGGCATTGGAGGTGAACGCCGTACTATTCCATGCCGCCGCTGTGATAAGTGCAAACGTGGCACCGGCTGGGATGGTAACAGAGGTGCTGCCGCTGTTCACGTTCGACGAAACGGCAACGGAGCCAGCTATAAGCGAAATGGACACTGGCTCACCTCCCCCCTCGGCAACCTGCGCGTGAAGATTGGAAACCGCCCACGGTCGAACCCACAGCCCGTACAGCAGCCCGGATAGCAGCGGAGCGGGTTGCCCGCCTGGAGTAGCTGCCGCGAGCCCCGACAGCGGCACGTCCCAGCGTCCCGGAGTGGTAGGAGTCAGATCGGCGTACGCGACCGTGCCACTCCCGATGGCCGTCGCGTTCAGGCCGTACGCAATACACGTTGAGCCGTTGCACGAGACGGTCTTCCCAGCCGCTATCGCAGCCGGACCCGACACGACCGATGCTGATACGCCAGTCGGTAGGGCCAGCGTCCACTGCAAGGCCGCGACGCTCGCGCCCTGTGGATCGAACTCCAGCCCGAGGCGCACCGGCTGGCCTGGAGGCACCAGTGCGGGGCCGGTCAGCGTGAGCAGTTGGAAGAGAAGAGTGAGCCACCACATGTGCCCCCTACGGGGTGATCGTCAGCGTGATGGAAATGCCGATGTTTGACGGAGCGAAGGCCGGTACTATGCCGGTCGCTGTAGGATTGCTGGCCGAGTCCGCACCAGACACGGTAGCCACGATCCTGTAGCAGTACTTGCCCGGCGTGATTGGCTGATCCACGAATGTTCGCGCGGTTAGCCCGGTCGCCTTGTTGTTAAAGACTGGCGTCCCGGTGCAGTCTGATGCGTCTGCGCGGTCCACTTTGTACGTGACTCCAGGTGGATTGAGCGGATCGTCCCAGGTTACGGTTGCTTTATAGGTGGTCGTCTGCCCGAAGGCTATGGTTGAGAAAACAAACAGAAGAAGCGGTAGAAGTCGTTTCATAGGATTTCCTTAAAGATGGGCGGGAGCCGCACGCGCCCCCGCCCGATTGGATAGAGTTAGCTGGTGATGGTGTCGCTGGCATCCGCGAAGCGCGGAACCAACAGGGCCACGATGGCACCAACCACCGCCGATGCGGTTGCCTCGACGCACTTCAGGGCCACAAATTCATAGCCCGAAGAGGCGAGCGCCTTGCCGTCCACTTCGATGGCATACAGGTCGGAGCTACCCGCCGTGGTGGTGAATCCGGTGCTCTCGCATTCCGTTACCGCACCCGGAACGTCGGTGTTATTGAGCCGACGATACCGGAACGGGACAGCCGAAGTATTGCTCGGGCTGGCGTCGTCGCATGCTTGCACTGTTACAACGGTAGTGCCGGTCGTTCCCACTCCTTTGTAGAGCAGGAAGATGGCCTTGTGCGCAGTGCTGACTCGCAGCACGTCCGAATAGACCGTCCCGGCGAATGCGTTGGCTACCGGGTCCAGCCCTTTGGCGATTCTCAAATCCTCAAGGTAGATCATGGTGATTCTCCTGTTTCCTTTCCCGGTTAGACCGTGCCGAGTGCCACGAACGGAGACACGGTATTGGCCGTGCCCTTGAACGGAGTCAACGCGGCCTTCCAGGCCGGCTGTCCGTCGATGCGATAGACGAACCGGAACACCGACTCGTCGTAGATGAAGCGGACGTGAATCGAGGACGCCGTTTGCAGATCCTTGGCGATATAGAGGTACTGGCTCATATCGGCCAGCAGGATGCAGCCGGCGTCGCCAACAGTGGGAGCCTGCTCGATGGGTACAACCGGGCGCCCCAGAAGGGTGCCGTAGGGGGCCTGCGTCAATCCGCCCGGAGGCATGTAGGCGGCGGAACCACCGACATTCTCCGAACCGGCGACGTTCTTCACGTTCACCGTCATCTGAGTCAACTGCGGGATCACGTCCTGGTTGATGAACCAAGCCGAATTGGAGAAGCTCCGGGCCCACAGGCGCGCGTACATCTTGACGATGTTAGCGTACAGCACCGTATCCGCCGCCTGGCTGGTCTCCTTGGCGACGGTCACCAGAGCGGGGCTGGTCAGGATACCGAGGGGTTGCCCGACGCCTGTGCCGTTGATGATGGCTTCATCCACGGCGAACGCCATCTCCTGCGGGAATGCGCCCTCCATGAAGGCCCCCAGCGCAACCGCGTCCTGAAGCAGTTCGTCGGTGGCGTAGCAGAGCGCCACGAGTTTCTTCAGGTTCAATTCCAACCGGCCGAACTTCGGCTGACTGGCGGTTTTCTGGTCTGCCTCATCGGCCCAGTAGGCGCGGACTCCGCCCCACCGAGAGCCGGTGGCCCTGGAGGTTTCGTCAACGTAGGGCAGTTTGATGCCGTTGCTGTTCGGCCCCAACGGGAGTCGCCGGCAACGCCCGATGATCTGCGAGGCGTCGTACACGCGCTGAATCAGCGACGTGCTGACATCCTGCGCGACCAGGAAGCCGCCCTCGCTTCCGATTCCCTCTCCCAGCCCGGACGGGGCGCGTTTCTCGATCCGCTTCCCGGGTTCAGAGCGCTGCTCGATCTTCGGCAGTGCGAAGCCGTCTTCGCTGAAGCCGGTGGACCGGAGCCGCGGGTCGGTGTTCCCGCCGGGTGCCTGTGCCGCCCGAACGGACAGCAGGAATTCCCCGAAGTCCGCAAACGGCTTGTCTTCGGCTCGGTCGTGAGTGTGCAGCGGAGCGCGCTCTTCCAGCCCGTAGGTCTTCGGAGCGGGCATGGCTTGAATGCGCTCTGCCGAGGCGTCGATGCCCTTGATCTTTTCGCCGTGGGCGTCGAAGCTCGTCGATTCCTCTGCGGTCAACACCCGGTCTTCGGCTTTCGCCTTATCCAGGATTGCCTGCATGGCGGCGACTTCTGCGGCCCGTTGTTCTGCAAGTTTCTTCAACATGGTTAGATCCTCATTGCTGTCTGTGTCCATTGCGCGCGGTGCATAAGTAGGCTTAGTTGCTCAGTAGGTGTCCTGTTTAGGGACGGCGTACCGGCGCCCGTCGTCAGGTGGGCCGCAAGACCCGGCGTAACGATGCCCATCGCTTGCAACGCGGCAATAATTGTGGTCAGTTTCCCGCGCTCGTCTTCGGAGAGCGGAATTTCGAGCCTGCACTTAGCCTCGATAGATGCCAGCGCAAGCAGGTCGATCCCATCGGAGAAGGCGCGCAGCCCGACACTGGTCTGCGGATATGCGCCCTTCGGTAGGATGGCGGTATGAAATAGCCGTACTTCGTGCAGCGTGCGGGTGAGTTCACCGTCGAGGCGCCCCCACTCCTGACGCACCGGCATGAATGCGAAAGATCCTTTGTCAACATCTCCCCGACGCATCGGTTCCAGCACGAGATCCCGAACCATCTGCGTGTTTGGGGGGAGGTTCTCGATGAGTAGCCCGGTTTCGTCCTCTGTGAGCGTGAGCGTCCCGGACTTATTGCGCCCCAGGACGAAGGTGCCGTCGTGGTTCCAATACAGGTGTATGTCGCCCTCTTTGATGGTCTTCGAGAAGGCGCCCGGCTCGATTTTCTCGATAAACGGCCCCAGATCGGCAGACCACTGGTTAAAGACCGCCACGTGCCCGGTAATTCTGGGTTCGTCGCCGGTTTCAACGGTCAGGCCGGTCATCCCGTACTGGCGAACCTCCTCCGCGCGAACCGGCCCGCGTTGCTCAGACTTGCTTTCCGTGATGACGGCGGGCAGGTCGTCGCGCGTATTGCGCGCCAGCATGGAGCGCATATCGGACAGCGCCGCATCGAACGTGCCCAGCCGATCCGCGAAGCCCATGTCGATGGCGTCCTGGCCGTAGAATGTGTCAGCCTCAGTGGATCGAACGGCGGTCTTCGCCATGCCCCTGAAGTGAGCAACGGAGGACACGAACATCCCATACACGTCATCGACACGCTTCCGCAGCCGCGCCATGGCATCACCGCTGATAGGTTCATGCGGCGAGAGGTCGTTCTTTCGAGCTCCAGAGAATATGGTCGTAACCTTGAATCCCTCGCGCTTCTCGTACTCGCTCTCGTCAACGTGCTGCGCAATCACCCCAACCGATCCAACTCCGCCGGTCGAGGACACGTAGATGCGGTTGGTGGCCGCGGCAATCCAGTAGGCCGCACTGTAGGCGTAGTCATCCACCGCCGTCCACACCGGCTTGGTCTTGGTGATGCCGTCGATAAAGTTCGCAAGGTCCGGAATTCCGCCGACTTCGCCGCCGGGGCTCGCTACGCGCAGGACGACCCCCTTAATCGCCTTATCCTCGGCAGCCTGAGACAGCAGGCCACGCAATTCCTCGTAGGAGGTCATCCCGGACATGACATCCAGCGCACCGAAGCCCCGGTTTGCCAGGGAGCCCTGGATGTCCAGGACCGCGATTCCGTCATCCGTGACGGAGTAGATGTCGCGCTTCTCGACCGCCTCGAAACCCGCAGGGATCGCCTGTGCGTCCAAGCCGATGCGCGGTCCGAGTACGGCCAGAATCGCGTCGAGTTTATCGCGGGTGATGAGCAGCGGGGTATTCAGCACACGCTCCGAGATGCGCAGCAGCAGCCCCTTCTTTTTCGCGGCGTCCATAGCTATTCCTCCTCTTGCGGCGGTCCTTTGCGTGGCGGCGGCATGTCCTCCGGTTTGTCTTCGGGCGGTTCGGCGTCGAGCGGAACCATCTGCATCTGCACCCGGCATTCGTCGCCGCCGGGGACAGGCTTCCAGTTGTGCGACTTGCGGACTTCGTTCACCGCCGAGATTCCGCCGGCAACGTACTTGCACTCCACGTCGGCGCGCTCCACCGGCGTGCCCTTGAGTAGGTCGTAATTGTCGTGCTCGACGTAGTAGGTGTCCAGTTCATCCGGTCGCAGCAGTTGCCGATGTATCTCCTCTTCCCAGTTCTCTTGATCCGGGCGAAGGCAGTCATTGACGTACGCCAAGTCAGCCGATGTGATGTTGGCGTAGGCCGACTGACTGTAGTCCATGATCTTGTGCGGCAACATGCGCCAGATGCGGCAGCCGTCCTCCACACTGAAGCGCCGGGATTGGATGAACTCGGCATCTCGGTTGCTAAATCCCCAGGGCTGAAACTCCAGGCCGCCGTAGCCCACCAGGATGCCGCCATTGTTTTTGATCCCGGCGTACTGGGACTTGAGTGAATCGCCCAATTCCGCGGCCTTCTCCGGCCCCGCCGCGGTCTTGGCAACAAGAGACGGGCGCACGGAGTTTTTAAAGCTGTAGGATGCGTATTGCTGATAGCCCAAGCCCAAAGCGATCCCCTCGCGATACACACTCACCGGGCTCAGCCCCTCTATGCCGTCGTCACTGAGGCCCTTGATGTGGAATACCTCGGATGCGTCATAGTCCACCCAGGTGCCATTGGCCGTGTAGCGGTAGACCAATCGGCCGCCATCTACGCGCGGCTTCATACAGCTGGGGCTGCGCGGCCACAGCGCCGCAATGTTTCCAGCCGCATCGAATTCTTTCAGCGCATAAGCATTCCCGGTTACTTCCTTGTGCTTCTGCATCGTCTGACGCAGTTGGAATGCGGTCATGTACGGGTTAGCCTGCACCCGCAGGACGCGCCACAGCGGGTGATCGCGCGCCTCTTCGCGACCGTCGTCACCGTTCTTCCCAAGCCGGCGGTAAAGCGGCAGTGGACTCTTAGCGATGTCCTGCGACTTCACCAGCACGCAGGCCCAGACCACCGACCACGTCATTGCGGAGGCATCCGTGACGGCGATCCCGGTAGCCGTCTCTCCGCCCTCGAGCCCGTTCAGGTAGGACTCCCAGCGGGCCAGCGAGAATTCTCTGCGCTCTACCAGTTTTTGAAAGAACCCCATGTTATTGCGCCAGGAATCCGACCGCGCATAGGGCGGCCCCGATGAATAGCAGCGACGCCGGGGGATAGATGAACCACACCCCGACAGAGAATGTCAGTAGGCCGATACCTATCAGCACGTCGGACAAGTGTTTTTTCATTCAATCCCCAAAAGAGATGGCCACCACTCCGGGCAGCGCCACGGGCTGCATTCGGTGCAGCATCCCGAGCGCGCCGATCAACGCCACCGCGCCATCAATCTTGTTCTCGTTGCGCGTCTTGCGCGGGTAAACCCGGTCGCCCGCATCGCGTTTCGGGGTGACGTTCCCCATCATCCAGGTAAGCACCGGGTCGCCGTTGTGCTTAATCTTTCCGGACAGAATCAGGCCACCCAGGTGCTTCATCGGCTCTGAGAAGTTAGCAAAGTTCGCGTTGTACTTGACCAATTCAATGCCCTGGTTCTGAAGCCGGTTAGCCAGGTATGTCGCCTGGCATGGATCGCAAGCCGGCGTCTGCACTTGGAAGTTCTGCGCATCTTCGAGCAGGTCGCGCTCGATGAACTCGTAATCCGTGGCCCCGCCGGGTGTCAGCACGATCAGATCGCTGTCCGCCCAACCTCGATACACGTCATAGTTCGGGTTTCCGCGCTCGGCGGAGTCTTCGGGTAGATACCACTTACCGAAGACGTAGTACCTGTCTCCCTGCCTGAACAGCATGACCTTCGCGGCGATGTCCGACTCGGATGCAAGATCCAGGAATATCTGGCACGGCTGCCCGTAGAAGTCTTCCAACCGCAGCGTGACGTCTTTGCACTTGTGCTCCCAGGCCAGCATGTTGTAGTACGCCTCGCCGGCGCCCACGCGCACATTGAGGCGTTTCGTAAGGAAGCTGGACTGAGAGGCTGGATTCTTTTGGGCCTGGCGGCAGCGGATGCGGAGGTCGTCCTCGTAGACGGAGATCCCGAGATTGGGGTTAGCCTTGTACCAGGACTCCGGAGTCGTCCAGTCGTCATCCTTGTCGATGGTGTAAATGATCCCGAAGTAGGAATCGTCCTCGTGCGTCCCGGATAGGATCTGCTCAAGGTAGGCGCGCTGCTCGGCAAATACTCCGGTCGGGTTGTCTCCCTCTGTCGAAATGATGTAGAGAAGCGGCTGCTTTCGGGCACCTGTGCCGTCATCGATAACGTCGAAAATCTCTCTGGTCTTGTGCGCGTGGAGTTCGTCCAGGATGGCGCAGTGGATGTTAAGCCCCTCGTTTGGGTTGGCGTCCCGCGCCAGCGGCTTGAAGGAAGCTCCCTTGCTTTCGATGACAATGCTGTGGGCGAGTGCGTCAACGCCGTACCGATCCTGTAGGCCGGGGCTGGCCTTGACCATCTTGTTTGCGACGGTCCAAACCCCGCTGGGGCCGGTAACTTGATCCTTCGTGACCGCGGCAGCATAGACCTCAGATCCGGGCTCGCCGTCGAGAGCAAGCATGTAGATCCCGACGCCGGCCGCCTCGGTCGTCTTCCCATTCTTCCGGGGCAGTACGATAAGCGCCTTCCGAAAGCGCCTAAACTGCTCTGGGGTCCGCTCAACCCATCCGAATATCGTGGTGAACCGAAAGCACTGATGGGGCTGTAGCTCAATCGTCTTGGTCTTCCAGCGCCCCTTGATGTGGGGCAGAAGTTCCATGAATCGGCAGAAGCGATTCGCCTTGCGCTTGTCGAACTTCCACTTCCAGCCCTTCCTTGCAAGGTCGTCCAGTTGCCGCTGGCAGGCAGCCTTGACCCACCGCGAAGAGGGGATCTTCCCAGAGGTAACGTCAACCGCGTACCGCCTTGCGATGGCGCAGTAGTCCTTCTCGACATCTACAGGTCGTCCCATGGGTTAGCGGACTTTCTCTCTCCGCCGACCGTCTGTACTTTCGTCTTGCTGGATGGCGTCAATCCGAATTCCCGGAGGAGCTTCAACTCGCGTTCTTTCAGCCGATCCACCACGTTGAACAGCGGGGAAATCTGCACGGCGCCCCAGGTCGTCTTGTAAAGCGGGCCGGTCTTTGCGAGGTCTGCCTCTTGTGCAATCCGATCCGCCGTGGCGCCTGCTAGGTTCTCAAGTGCCACCAGATCGGCTACCGTCAGCACCTTCATGTCGCGCAAGATGTCCGAGTAGTAGACCCACCATTTACGGTGCGCCTCCGGCATGTGCTCCGGCGGGGTCTCTCCGATGTTCTGCGGAACGGCGGCGGGCATCGGCTCGTTCTTCGGGAGCGCGCGCTTGCCCGGATTTCCGCGCAGAATCTTGAGCGCCGTCGGCGCTGTGGCGTAGCCTCGGAGTCCCATTAGGCGACACCCCTATATCCTTGAAACCAGAGCAAATCCAGTTGCCGATTTTCCTTGTATTCCGCCGTTAATTGTCCTAGAATCAATAATGTAGATACAGGGTGGCGACCGACGCCAGAAAAAGTACAGGAGAAACGACAATGGCTCGTTATCGAATGGAAGACAACACGGTCGTGGATACGGACAACGCCTCGGCCTCTTGGACAGAAAAACGCGAGTCGGACGGCAGTAATATGATCGGCCGCCTCTCTCGCAGCCAATGGAACGATCAGACCCTCTACCGCAGCCGGAAGGGGCGGTACTACGTCGAATACGAGAGCCGGGTCCAGGGGCAGGGCGACCACGCCGAGTGGATCAGCCCCCAGGAAGCCGCGCGCTGGCTGCTGCTGAACAAGAGCGAGCTGCCCGACGATCTGGTAAAGCTGGAAGCTGAGGTCTCGGAGTAGTCCATCGAATCGGCCCGGCCCGGGGTTCGCGCCCTGGACCGGGCCTGAACACTGCGAAGAGGAGTCACGCTTGTGCTGTTGCTCGTTAAAAAACGCTTCGCCGACGCAATCAGGGACGGCTCCAAGACCCTGGAGATCCGCGCGGGCTCCCGCTACCGAAACCTGCGCCCCGGTGACCCCATCAGCATCAACGGGCACTTCCGCAAGCGACTCACGCGAGTAGAGAGGCACGATGGCAGAGATTCCTTGATTGAATCTCTGCGCGGGCGATTTCACCGGGCCGGGTTTGCCGACGAGCGCGACGGTCAGCAAGCCATACGCGACTGCTACCCCCACGATCCCGGTGAGTTTTTTGTGCTTCATCTCAGTTGATCAGGCCGAAGCCCCGCGCCTCTTCTGGTCGCGCCGGGCCGATGTATTCAAAGCCAGCGGATAGACGATTTGTTGCGTGCGTCTTGTTCAGCTTCGACTTGCCGCATCTGCCTGCTGCTGGCGTTCTACATGGCGGCCTCTTCATCGTCCATAGAGACGACTTTGCGCGCGATGACGAATCATGGCGGGTTGCGACGTGGCGCTGAAATATGGCCGCCCGTTCGCACGATATAGCGATGCCACGAACTCACTCATGGCGTTGCCGATCCCTACTCCCTGAAAGTCTGGCAGACACACCGTTCTGTGCTCTCTATACCCTGGCCGAATCGCGTGTGGAAACGGAATCGCGCTGGCGAAAACCGCCGGCTGCTCATCTACGAATCCACAGAAGCACCCCGCCGAATTCGACAACTCGGCGCTCAGATAGTGATGCTGCTTGAATATGCGCCAAGCGGAACGATGCACCCGACGTATGGAGAGAACGATCTCGGGGTGTCGCTGAAGCTCCCTCCACTGGAACGAATCCGTCCCAGGCTCATAGATCCAGTCGGGCTGAAGCCAGTCCACGATATCGTAGTGGCACGATACCGCGATAATGCGTTGGCCTCGCCGACGAACCGCCTTCGCAACAGCAGCGCTGCCGATGCGCGCCACCGTGCGGTCAACTACGCTTGTGAATTCGTCAATAACGGAAATCTCCTTGTTCTCTGCTAGCGCGCGGGCTATCGTCACGCGGAACTTCTCGCCGTTCGACAGCACGTGAAACGGGCGCAGCCATGAGGGCGGCGAACTGAAGCCGACGCTGGACAGCAGGCCCGTGATTTCCTTTATGCCCAAGTCCGAGGGGAAGGCGTCCACGATGCTCTTGTCCGCTGGCCACTCAAAGCCCTCTATGAGGTTCGCGCCGAATAGCTCACGCGCGAGCGTCGTCTTCCCGCTGCCGGAGGCGCCCACTATCAGCCCGATATTCCACGCTCGCTCTTCGATGGGAAGATTCACATCCCAAACGTTCTCGCTGCGCTGCGCAACCGGGACATCAAACAATCCCTCCAACTGCATCACGCGCGCAGAGCGGTGAATCGGTATCGACCTTACGATATGAGCGCTCGGCATTGCCACCCGTCTGACGCAAGAGACTGCAAGAGCTGCGCTTGCCTGATCTCCGTCTCGCAGTTCACGATCACCTGAAACTGATCTCTAAGCTCTCCAGATTCGTCCATCCCGTCAACCTGGTTTGCGCCCGGAATACCCACCGCGGTCGCGTCCACCAACGCCTTGAACGCCTCATCCATGCCACCGACCAGATCCGCGAAGATCGCCTCGTCTCTGCCGGCCATTGCGGACAGCGGGTCGATGGTCGCCAAGATCGCGGCCTCTTCCTCTTCGCTCAGGTCCACGTAGACCACTGGGACCTTCTCGCCGGCGGAGATTGCCAGCGCCACGCGAGCATGCCCGTCCACCACGAAGCCGGTCCGCTGATTCACGATCACGTCCTGCACCCAGCCGATCTGCGAGAGCACGCCCTTCAACGCATCCTGTTGAGCCTTCGGATGTATCCGCCAGTTCCGTGGATTGGCGAGCAGCTGGTCTGCGGCCTCTTCGCCGTGCCCTACGATGCGGTTCTGCCACTGGCGAGGAGGTAACACTGGTTCAGCCGCGCCGTCAGCGCCGGCAGGTCCAGGCCGTGGTGTTCGGCGAACCTTCGGCCCAGTACGTGGTGCGCGGCCTTTCCCGTTCGGTGGTGACTTTGGCATAGCGGGATCGCTGTGTAGTCGGAACTCTTCTGCCCTAGCCCGTGCGGGCCGGTGTGCGCTGCCTCAACCCGCCAGGCACCGCAGATTGCACAGGGCAAAGTGCGTATGAATGCGAGGTACTTCGAATCTCGCGGCGGTTGCATGACATCGTCAGGCCGTCTTTTCCAAACTCGCGTACCGTTTCCCGTGGGACGGGTTAGAAACAATCTCGGTGTGCTTGCCCTGCTTCTGGCCGAAGACCGCTGAATGCAGAGTGTAAATTCGCCTAAATTTGCCTGCTCCAGAAACTGTTACATGACCCCTGCTGGCGAGTTCTGCAATAGCCTTTCCCGCGGTCTCCTTGTGGATTCCTAACCTTCCGGCTATCCGGCGATGCCCCAAGCTGGCCGTGCTCCCTTGGTGCGCAGAGCCGGCCAGGACGGCGTAAACGCAACGCGCAACCGTGGATAGTTCCTTGTCGTACAACACCGAATCTGGCAGGCGGTTCCAGTGCTCAATCTGGGCGGTTCTTACGCCCACTTTCTGGGCGGTTTCCACGCCCACGTATAGACTCTTAGATATGGCTGAGATCATCCCGCCCTTTGCCCTTGCTGGATCTCACCGATAATCCTGTCGAGTTCCACCAGCCAGCGGGCCGCGACGGCTTTCTCGATATCGGGAGCAAGCACAATCGGATTGCGAGGAGGAAAGCCGCGCACGCGCTTGAGTCTACCGACAGCATGGCGCACGGCAGCATCGAAACACCTGCGGCAGATCCAGTTCGGCTTTTCTCGCTGCGGACGCCCGATACAGCGGCACTCCCGGCAGATCGGCTGCGGCTTTTTCCCTTTTACGAGCAGGTGCATTGGCTTTTCTTCGCCCTATAGGGGGTCAAAAGGTGCGGTCGTGTGTGGATGCT